GGAAAGTTGGCTCTCCAGTCTTAGGGTCATAACTAACAGGTAATGGTTTAGCGCTGCCTTCTAGCGCGGTTCCCATCAGTTTACGCCAAGCCTGTTTAGCATACCTTTCATCGCAAAACAATGATTTATACTCTCGGACTTCTCTTTCTGATTTAGTCACTCTATTATCCTCCTTTTTAGTATCTTCGGACTGAGAGTATCGGGCCTCCGTCCTTATATTATATTTTATTCCCAATTTTAACTAATTAGGCACTCAGTTTATTATTTTAGCAAAATTTTCAAAAATTTTTATAACCGCGGAGTGTTTAGGTATTTAAGTTTTCGGCAACTTTTAATATAAATCAAGCGTGCATATACGCATGCGCACGCGTATAGACGTATGCATGTATAGACTGGTTACCGGCAATCTCCTACATAGACTAGTTAGTAGCAATCTCCTACATAGACTAGTTAGTAGCAATCTCTTTATCCTTATACGTAACGGTTTTTATAGTAAGATATAAAGTCAAAAATTCTGCGGCGCACATTCAAAATCACTTAATACCGTTTTCTGTCACGGCCCCGAAAGGGCGATTTTTAATATATTTCAAAGTACTTAATATAGTAAATGAAAATCAATCAGTTCATTTACATATAGTCAAATATCTCAATGAGATAAATTTCAAGTTGACTATATAACATATTGGAGGTTATTATGTTAAAACTGATTAGAACACAAGATGGAGTTTTTTATAACGATAGAAAACTCACCATAGTTGCTCAAGCAACTAAAGGGGTAGGCAAGGAAGTTGTCAAAATTGAAGGGTTGCCTGGTAGCGATGGGGCAAAATGGATATCATTGAACAAGTTATCCATGGGTGAAAACGATATCGTACCTGTAAAACGCGAGGTTGCGGGTGGATATGCGTTAACCGACGAAGAAAAGAATCGAATCGACGAGTTGCAAGGTGAGATTGATGCTATCAAGGCAAGGGCACGTCAACGCAATGTAAATAAGGGTAGTTTGAAGACGTTCGACGAAATTATGGCGATGGATGAAGAATCACGTGTTGCGTATATTCGCATGTTGGAAGAACGATGCGAACAAATAAAAAAGGAGATGAGATAACCCTTAAGGGTTATCTCGACGGAGGTGAGTTATGAAATCATACATTTTTCACAGAATCGACCTTAATGGTGTTGCAGTGACTAAACTCAATAGTGACTTATCAATTGACGCGACTATCGAACTTAAGTCACCTGATGGGCTATATTGGGGCGAACTCGACGTGCGAGTTAAAGATTGGCGAGTCGTCGAATGTAAAGAGTTACCTGATGGGTTTGAGTTTAGTGATTTACTCGAACATGAAATAGCGGCTCGTTGTTATCAAGTCCAGTTAGACGACTTTAGACGTAACCTGGGTATGACTGAATGGCTACCTAACCGCGTAAAATAAGCGGAACCCGCAAGGGTTCTACTTATTTTTACCTTTTTAACCATATTATTGCATGTGAACTTATTACAAGTTATGTTCATTAATTAACATGGTTGCGAACTCACCATATCCAAACAAATTTTAAGTTATTAAAAGGAATAAAACTATGAAACAAGAAAAAGAAAAATATGTTATTAACCCAATACCAGTATCCAAGAATATATACACCTGGAAGAATAAGAACGCTAAGAAGATGGCCTACTTCCTAAATACTTTTGGAGCACGCTGTCCTAAAGTGCTACATTTCCAAAATGAAGAATATATAGCCTGGTATGACTGGTTTCCATATAATGACACAGTATATACCGCTGTGACTATTTATAACCGACTCACCAAACTTATTCTACGCAATCCTGATGCACCTGATTATTACTTGCATTATCGCACTGCGTTCTATAAAGCAAATAAGCAGTATTTCAAATATAGACCTATGGTTGATAGCTTGTTTGAAACTACTGAAGAAGAGTTTGCTGAACATTTGAGAAAAGTTGAGGGTGAAGACTATGGAAATGAGTAAAAAAGCAATTAGAGCCGAATTTAGGCTTGTATACCACGATTGCCCATTTAGTGGGTACCTCCAAAGAACAGAGGATGGTAGCATCCTTCCTCTGTTTGACAAAGAAACTTCTGAGGCCATCATGGCTTCAGAAGTAGGATATAACTACTTCGATGACGACAAGGATACCTTTCACATTGAAAATCTCTCAAGTGGTGGGTGGTTTGAGTCATATCAGGGACGTGACTATGATACAGTTGATGGTATGAAGCACCTCTATCCACTTGGACAAAGAAAATGGAACTGGCAATTGGTCAAAATTGGGTCATTAGGAGGTGAGAATTAAAGAAAATGGATGCTAACTTGCTAAGTTGGACCAAAATGCCGCTTTTTACAAGAAAAATGCTTGTAATTAGCACTAGGTGGGCATTAACCTGACGGAAATTACCTTGAGAAAAATAATTATCGAGGAAAATGGGCTTCGATTTTCAAGATATTCTCTAAAAAATTGAGGGGATTGGGGGCCACTATCCAACAAAAGATATAAAAATAATACTAGAAATGGCGCAATTAGGTATGAGGACAGATATAAATAGGCGACTTAGTGCTATATAATATATTCTAAGTAATCATTTTTATAAAATAAGTAAATAATATATCCTAAAATATATACTATCATTATATCCTTTATATTTTTAAGGGAATATCTTGAAAATCGAAGCCCATTTTCCTCGATAATTATTTTCCTTATAGTGAGGACATAAGATTTCAATGATATCTTGAAAATCGAAGCCCATTTTCCTCGATAATTATTTTCCTTATAGTATGGACAAAGAGGTTGATACCTACCAACAAAATAAGTAAAAAGGAGAAAGTAAAAATGACAAAATATTTAAGAGTCACAACTCAAAAAGGAAATCAGGAAGAACAGGTAGAGAACGTTTTAAGCCCATTCAATATCACGTGGGATAATAAAGAGTTCTTGATAATAACCTATGAAGTTGCACAGTATACGAAAACACTGTATATACCAAAAACAATACTACAAAAAGTCGAAATAATCGTTGAAGACGACTATGGCCAACAAACATGTAAAGAAGTAGACCTCGACGAAGAAGACATGGAGGAATAGTAAAATGAGTATATTGAATAGAAAGACTAGAACCAGAAAAGGCCTGCTCACAATAGAGTCCGCTTCAAATGGTGAAGAAAATATTATTGTTAAGAAGCAAGCAATGCAAATCGAACAATTATTGTCTCAAGTTGAGGCATTAAAAGCCGATAACCTCGCAATCTCTAAAAGCAAAGAACAAGTAATGAAGCAATACAAAGAGTGCAGCGATGCTCTAGAAAGAGAGTATAAGAAGAATGAGATGTTGACCGGCCATGTTGCCACCCTAATGATACAAGTAAAAGCCGCAAGAGCAGGTAAAACATTGTTGGTTGAAGATGGTAGCATTGACGTCGACGATGCTGAGAGCAAAGGCTGGGACATACTTGTTTATAGACAAGGCGCAACTCCGCCAAGATATATTGCGAGGTGGTAAAATGATAAAAACTATAGAAAATCTTAAGAATGGTAATTATTCAGTTGTTGACAATCAAGGTGTTTCAGTTACAGGACATTTTATTGAGTGTTTAGAAAAAGAATTTGTCGAAGAAATAGAACAGTTAGCGGAACAAACTTATCCTGCATATAAACGAGAACACCAAAGACGGTCTTATCTCGAAAATATTGAAGTGCCAAGACTTGAAAAAGAAAATGAACAACTCAAACAACAAATAAAAGAATTAAAAGGAGAATAACATGTTAACAGTAATACTGAGACCAACACAAAAGTCGAAAATAAAATGGTTAAACTGGATATACAAAAATCGTCCAAGATATAGTTTATACGAGTTCTACAAAAAGCCATCGAGAGCAAAAGTAGCAGCGTATGAGAATTGCATTGACGTAGCAAAAGAGTTGAAGAGTAGTGATTACGGTGTAGTTTCAGCCAACAGCCATATGTTTATGTTCTTGATTGTATACTACAAAGATGGTGTAAAACGTATAAGATACTTTGGCAAAACAACTTCGTATGATTGTGAGGTGGTAGAATGATTGACGACAAAATGATTAACTCAGAAAGTGGACAAACTGACCTCTCTGCCATGGGCCCCTTAGAGAACCTATCTTTGAAAGAAAAATTAATTTGTCAATTAAGGGAACTTGGCGTTTCAGACGATGGACGAAAGGTCAGGTGCGATAAGGGTAAAAAGCGCGGTCCTAATTCAAAGCCCAGGAGCGATAAGGGCCAAAGACATGTGAATGCTCCACTACAGCGAGAACCTCTAACGATATATCTTGTTATGAAGAATAAACTGTTAAAGCAGGAAGTAGAGAGTTCTGAGAAAGGCGTGAGAGTGGATGTCAACGGTATATTTATACCAATCGTAAGAGAGAATACGACACGCAATGGTGAATATACTTATGTGCACAGAGGAGTAAAGGTAAATCGCACAGTAAAGCATATTGCTGGTAGGACGATAGACCTGGAGAAATATAGGTTTGAGGCGCTACAGTCGATTGCAGGTAATCGAGAACTGACAATGAAAGAAAAGTTAGGGTTCTACTATGAAGTGGACGTAACGCAGGCTGAGACAACTCTTGAGCTATTTACAAGACTCTATCATATAAAAGAAGAGGACTACCTTCGTTGGTCGTATGACCATTGGAGACATGACTATGAGATAGTTAGAGGACAACCTTTGGAGACACTCACCTTCGATGTTATGCATTCACCTGGTACACCAGAGTTTATGCCTGAGTATGCTGATAGAGTGAATGAGTTGACCGAATGCAGACGCATCGAGTTGAGGGGCACACAGGCCTATAGAGACGAGAGAGCCATCTATCGTGATAGACTTATTGGTAAACATACAGCAGAGTTGACTACACACATAGTGAACGACCCTGTGTTTGCTGGTCTATCGTTAAGACATATAGAAAGCATAGTTAGGAAGGCACTGCCAATGGAGCAGATAAACTATGCAGTTGAGAGCCATATGAATGAATGGCTTGAGAATAAAATAAAGGAGACATATTAACATGAAAAATAATATAGTTGGACTACCAGAAGAGATTGCGAATAACTCTGCGATAAGTCGCTGGAGGAAGTTTACGAAAACTGGGGCATTAGTAAGTGAGTTTAAGCGAATACCAACAGGACAAGATAAACCTGCTACGATTGACCACTGCAGAATAACAGAGTATCCTGTATTCTACGGTGAATGGGTGCAGACTCCACAGGTTGAGATTGACAAGTGGAATGAGGAAAGAGTCAACAAGAGCAGAGTGTCTACAGTTCGGCAACAGACCGCGCGTGAGATAGAGATTGAGAAGGCTCAAGCGCTCTTGCAACAGTTGTTAGACAAGATAAATGGAAATGTTGATAAAAGTGAGGAGGATGAGTAAAATGGGTAAGAAGACTGAGAAGACTAAGAATAATCTACTAAAGAACTTGATTATAGAGGACGAAATTATGAAGCGCAAAATGAATACACTAGACTATATAACTGCTGGCACTGCGATATTTACGCTAGAGTCTAAGAAACTGAAGACACATTACACATACCATGTAAAGAAGAATAAGTCAACAGAGTGTTTTAGAGTTTACTGTCTATTTGGCCAGGATAATACTGCCACTGGACTGCTCAAGAAGAATTGGAGGTTTATTGGTTATTTTGTCAAAGACGTTTGGACATTAGAACTACCTCAGTTTAAGAAAATGGACATAAACCTACCAACATCAATTGCCATGTTCAAATCATTCTTGTCTATACTGACGGACAATATGAAAGTATGGCCAAGTGGCTGTAAGTTCTACAAGTCAGAGTTCTGCTGTGTATGTGGAAGAAGACTAACAACACCAGAGTCAGTAAAGGCAGGTGTAGGACCAAAATGCCTGGACAGAACAACAAGGATATTACACTTCTAATGAAGTTTAATATAATAGCGGTTAAAAGGAGAGCCTTAGTAAAAATAAGTCGATATTATAGTGTTTATTTTATATCAAAAATTCATATATTATAATATAGACAAATGAAAATTGAAAACGTTGTCCGATAACCATAATAAATGTGTCCGCTATCACAAAGTATTATGAAAATCAACATAGTTAGTAAATTATCATTGTTTATAAATTGCCTAAATAAAAATAAAAAGTAAAAGGAGAAAAATAAAATGGCAAAACTTAAATTAATCGAAGACAAATTTTACTTCGACGCAGAAGATGGCTCAGAGCTCATCGAATGCAAAGAATGGTGTGAAACATCAAAGAAAAACGCAGCACATCCTGAAGGAAAAATGTGGATTAAACTTCCTAAAGGAAACGTAACAAACAGACAATTCTTCAGTCTTGATTTGTTCAATGAAACAGCAGTTAATGGTGAAGTTGACGTTGAAATCAAAACAGCAGCACCTAGAGTTCTTGGAGCAACTGGTGTTAAACAAGATATCGTTAAATATCTTGACGAAGAAACTGCAGCAGAGTATACAGGACTTGTTACTAAAGCAGTTGACGCTTACAAAGCAGCTAAAGCATCAAGCAAAGCAAAGAAACTTGAAGATATGAACGAAGAAGAACTTCTTGCTTATATCGATGCACTCAAATCAGGTAAAAAGTTTACAACAGTAAAAACTGGACCTAAATCATTCATGGATATGTTCTCAGACGAAGAATATGCACGTTATAATGAAATCTTGGCACTTGCTCAAGAAAACAAAGCAAATATGCCTAGAGCAAAACGTGGACCTCTTACAGATGCTGAGAAAGAAGCAAGAGCAATTAAGAGAAAACAAACATATCTCACAAAAGCTGAGAAATTGCTTGAGGCTCTTAGAAGCGGCTCAGTTGAAGTTGAAGAAGAAGTTATTGACGATATCGACGAAGATTTAGAATAGTCGAGGACTATAAGCCTAGTCACCGCAAAGACTAGGCTTATAATCTAATCACATTGTAGGAATTCTTATTTTTGAAACTTAAAGGAGAATAGGTTATGCCTAGAAAAACAACCACAACAACAGAGCTCAGCGAAAAGTGGAATTTCTATATCAATCAAGTAGACAAAGCAGAATATCAAGTTGCATTGGTAAAAAGCGGTAAGCCTAGAGCACAGTCTGCAGGTCTACGCGCAATGATATATTTATATGTCCACGACGAAGATATAAGAGCAAAAGTAAATAACATAATAGACGATTTTATTGTCTATAAACAAAATGGCGAAACAAGCCAAATGTAATAAATACCGAACAGGAGGGCCATATGGCTATTAAAAGTAAATTTCTAAATAAGTTTTATATACAACAGTATATAATTAACAGTTATAATAGTTTCGAGGAGTGGTCAATGAGTCCATCGATTGACTTAGAGAAAGCACTAAAGCGTGAAGCAATAGTTGGGTTTTTCTTTACAGAACAAGATGGAGTGCAGTTTTCAGAACCGGCATTAGTATTGAACCTTTATTGGATAAAGCGTGAGTACTATAAAGGACCTGAGATAAGCGTAAAAACATTGAGAGAAGCCTGGGAACTATTTTTGTTTAATTGTGAGCAAGAGGAACATAGTAAGCATAGATTGTTTCAGAACCCACCGATAGAACTCTGGTTGGATACTAAAGACAATTGGTGCAAGAAGCTGGCAAGAACATTAGCAGAGCAATTTGACAAATCTTTTCAAGAAGCACTTAGCAATGTATATCTTGTAATAATGCAGTCGTATAGGCGAAATACAGTATACATGGGTAATCTAGGTTACATTAGAAAGGCGGCATATAATAGAATGCTGATGGACTTGCGATATAATAAGTGTCGTATCAATCAAGATAGTGGCAATGCTATTTCGCTAGATACAGTTGTATATAACGAGGGTGAAGACGAATTATCATTGTTAGATATGTTGCCATCAGACGAAGAAACAGACGACGAACTAATGTATAAAGAGATTTTGGAAAAAGCAAAAGAGTTATTGAGCAAGACTTTCAGTCCTCGCGAGATAGACCAGATATTGACACAACCACAAGTAAAATACTTGCCACTTGGTTTATATCGTAAATTAATGAGATGGCGTAATGCTCATAATGTAGGAGAGTTATATGAATAAAGAAACAAACGCAGATAGATTGCTCGAAGACTTGTTACTATATGGAACATTTTGGGCAAAGAAAACAGACAGATTAAGATTGAGTGATAATGGTCGCACTATACTTAGTCAAGGAACACCGATTGGAGTCTTTGTTAGTGAATACGACGACCGTTCAGATTGCTATCAGGACTTCTTGGTATTAACAATGCAAGATTTCAAGAGTCAACCAACTTGGAAAAAGCATAAGAAAGACCTTATCAAAGCAGCACATCACCAACGACTAAGAGTGATTTTTGTTCCTGCAATGGATATTGGGTTTGGAGTGCCTACGTCACTAATTAGCACTGAGTTTATGCGAGCAAATAATATTTGTGACATTTTAATCAAAGTTGCCGGCAACTCTTCGGAACCTGATATCAAAACAGCATGTTGTTGTATTGAAAATGGAAATATGATGGCTTATACGTATAATCAATACAATAAAGACGACGAAATAGACCATGCTGAAAAGATTTTGACAGATTATATGTATGTTGTTCATGGACCAGAACATAAAAGAACATTTTATACATTGCTCGAGCCATGTTATCATTGTCTAGAAGCAATGATTGATATTGGTGGTGATGACATTGTCTATAGTTATCCACATAAAGATAAATGGAATACTGCTGACTATTGTGAGTTACTTAACGATATATGTGCAGGAACAAGACGAACAATATTTGGTAATCGTTTATATTATGAAAAACTATCATATGATAAAATTGACAAGTTTTATAATAAAACTAAAAGGAGCGCAAAATGATTATTTATTTGGAAGGACCAGATGGTTCAGGTAAAAGTACACTATTGAGAAACTTAAAAGAAGTTTTACAAAAGAACTGGCTAGTAGACGTCTATGCTAATATGAGAATACCAACACATCCAGCTAGAAGTGGAAGAGTAACTGAGAAAGTGTTATATAGTGAACTTAAGAAAATGGCGAATGATAAACATACAGTTTATATTGTTGATAGAGGACCTATTAGTGATATAGTGTATCGTGTATTTGACGATTATAGTCAAGTTACGACGTTAAGCAAATTAACAGAGTTTATGCGAAACAATTCTAGAGGAATATATACTATTTATTGTTGTTCAAGCAAAGCAGAAGAGAATATGTTTAAGCGAGGAGACGACAATCCTATAGCTCTAACAAAACACAAAGAAATAACTAAAGTTTATAACTTAGTTATGAATGTATTGCAATTAGCAGTAAAATATAATATAGTCACATATGATTATAATAAACGCGGAGATTTCAATAAGATAATACAAGGCGCTCAATATTTTTGTCATATGGGCATGAAAGGAGAGTAATATGAGAATAGAACCTAATCAATGGTATACATTTCTAGGTCCTAATGCTGATAAAGCTAGAGACGAGTTTCTTTGGAAAGTAATAACAATACAAGGATATGTAGTTGACCTAGACCAATTCAAAAGAGCAAACCCAGACTATGCTAAAGCGCAAGCACTTAAGTTTTCTATGGACCCAATAAAGATAAATTATAGAACGACTTATAAACCAGAATATCAAGACTTAGAAAATGCAATTGAATATCAGTGTGACAATAACACACTTAATAAGGAGAATAATATGAATAACAAGTATACAGTATTTAATTTAGTAGACGATTATGAACAAAGAGAAACTAATCGTATCAGAAGTGAGTTTAATAAAGCTATCGAAACTATAATGGAAGATTTGCCAGTAACTAAAGCAGCTAAAAAATATATTAAAGAGTTAGAAAAGCTTGGAGTGCCAGTACCTGTATTAAATAGCATGATACCAAGTCCTGAAATCTTCATTGATAAAAACAAAATAGCAGCTACCGAGAAAAACAATATGTCAATAGCACTCGATAAGTTACATTCTAGATGTCAAGAGGCTAGAGCATTGTTAGAATTAGTTCAAGATATATATGATGCTAGAAGTGTATTGCGTGCTTATGGCATTTGTGCTGACAATGTTATTTTAGATACAAATGTAACTTTAGATTAAGGAGTAATTATGGAAGCATTAACTAAATTAGAAGAAGCATGTATAACAATAAATGAACTATTTGAAAAAATGGAAGCAACTAACATTAGAGCAATTAAGATAGCACTAGTTGACGAGTTTAGAGAAAGACATCCTGACTTAAATAGTGACTTAGACTATTGCTTTGAAGTTCTAGACGGACAACACAAAATAGGCTATACTTATGTTGTTATTCAAACAAAAGATTCACCTGAAGTTTATGGCAATTTTACAATTAGTAAATTTGTTGAGACAGTATTAAAAGAGGCAAGACCTACAGACGAAGGTATTTGGGAAGCAGGATATTATACTCCTATAAATGCACGTGAATTTATTTGTCGTTTAGTTAATCGAGATTTTCGATTGGGATACACAAATAAACATAACATGATTAAAGAGTATTCTCCAATGCTTGCTAAAAGGTATCCTGATACTGTTCATGAACAAGACTATTATATTCAAGAGAAACTAGATGGTAATCGTTGTATATCATTTTATAACAACGAGACAGAAAAGTGGGAATTTAGGTCTAGGTCTGGCAAACCATTGAAAGTAAATTTCGATATGAGCTGGGCTAACAAGAATGATATATTTGATGGCGAAATAATGACATATGGTCATGCTGGTTCTAGAGACTTTAACCGCACGTCTGGAGCAATAAATGGAAAATTCACTGATAAGTCTGCATTGCATTATTACATTTATGATTTGATTGATACTACTAGAGCATATCAAGATAGATACGAAGTACTTAAAAGATATGATGGACATACTAGTGATAATTGTCATATTCTGCCAGTACTAGATAGGATAACCATTTATGTCAATCCAGCATATAATGAAGATTTGGACGAATGGCTAGATATAATAATTGCAAAAGGTGGAGAAGGTGTAATGCTTAGAGACCCATATGCTGTTTATCAATGTGGCAAACGAAGTGATGCTCTTCTTAAGTATAAGAAAGTGCAAACGATGGACTTGCGCATTATTGATTGGAACTTAGGCAATGGAAAATATACTAATGCAATCGGTTCATTCTTTTGTGAAACAGACGACCATAAAATTCAAGTTAATGTATCTGGAATGCCTGACGAAATACATTTCTCAGACCCAGCCGACTGGATGGGAAGAATAATTGAGGTAGCATACTTTGATGTCTCTAAATCGGCAACTAAAGATACCTTGTCTTTAAGATTTCCAAGACTTAAAAGAATTAGAGACGATAAAGATACTACTAGTATTTACTAGGAGGTAAAAATGAAATTCTCGTATTTTTGTAATATGATAGACTCTATTGTTAAAAAGCAAGAAGCTGAAAAACGTTATCAGCAAAGGCAAACTGTATATAAGCAAAATTGTCAAGAACTTGATAATAATTGATATATTACTATCAATCAAAATAGGATATATCTTTAATTCGATATTATATTAATGAATAATTAATCAAATGATATTATATTAATTTATAGACATATCCTATTTTTTGATAAAGTGACATATTCGAATGATTTTATATAATCAGAATTTCAATATGAAAATTTTACAAAATTTAGTATATTTTCTTCAATCTTATATATAAGTTGATTTATTTGAAATTTTATAAAAGTCAAAATAAATAGAAAAGATATAAATTAAGTGTTTATTTTATATCAAAAATTCATATATTATAATATAGAATAAAAAAGGAGCAGTATGGATAACATTAAAGTAAAAATACTTGAGCATAATTTTAATGGAACACCTATATTTTTAGCACGAATGACTCAACGTGGACATTTGATTAACAATATAGACGACTTATTAAAGCTTTATAAAGATAATATAAACAAAACTCCATCAAAAGACTTATTAAAATTGCCTCATTCAACTATATTTAGAATGAACTATTTGACAGTTGCTATATACGGTTTAAGCACTAAGGCAGTTAGTCAGCTCAGAACACACGCAACGAGATTAACATTTATGTCGACAAGTACTCAATATAGTGAGTTTACAGGACAAGAGTGTCCCTATGTTATTCCAGAAGGTTTAAGTGAAGAACAACAAGAAGAGTTTAAGACAGCATTTATTAATGTTCATAGTGCATATACTAAATGTTTTGACGATATTAAAGACAAAGATAAAGCTGGATATTTACTTCCACAAGGTTTAAGAAAATGTCTTGTCATTAGTGGCAACTTTCCAGCATGGCAATATATGTTATCATTGAGATTATGTAATCGTAATACTCGTGAAGTTCAATATATTTGTGAATTAATTCTTGATGCCATAACAAAAGAATGCGGCAAGAATTGGGCAGATGTTTGTCTTCCTCCATGTGTTGATGGAAAATGTAAAGAAGGAAAATTTTGTTGTGGACACCCATATATAGATAAAAGGAGTGATAGTCATGAAAATTAAGTTAATAGATTTTGGCTACAGTCTAAAGCCAGAAAGAAAACATTATAATGATACTGGAGCAGATGTATATCTGAAAGAAAGTTTTATGTTATTACCACATGAAACAAAAGTAATTCCATGTGGTTTTGGTATAGAATTACCCGACGGATATAATGCTCATTTTCAAACAAGAACTAGTATTGCTAAAAAAGGCGTATTTATTCAACAATGCGCTATTGATGCTGGTTATAGAGGTGAATTACACTTGATTGTAACTAATCTTAGTGATAAATCACAATATTTCAATGCTGGAGACAGATTAGCATATTTGGAAGTTTATCCTATTGTTTATGCTGAGTTTGTTGAAAGACTAGGCGATGAGCGTGGAGATGGTGCATTTGGAAGCACTAATAAAGGAGAGTAATATGAGCTTAAGTAAAAAAGAAAAAGAACAATGGCAAAAAGCAGTTGATGCTGCTAGTGAAGAAACTCTTGTTAGTAAAACTATTCTTGTTATTAAAACTAGACCTATTCTTAAAGTTGAAAATAAAGGTGCTACACTTAATGATGGTTATGACTTTGAAGTAAATGCAGCAATTCCTGAAATTGCAGATGGTATTGCTAAATTTGCTAAAGAACTTCCTAATCAAGGCTGTGGCAAAGGAAGTGACCGATATTTCATAAATCTTATAGGACAGTATTTTGATAAACTATAGTAGGAATTTCCTACTATATCGAGGTATGGTGGAATTGGTAGACACAAGGGACTTAAAATCCCCGGCGAAGTAAAAGCGTTCGAGTTCAAATCTCGATACCTCGACCAGCTCAGAATGAGCAAAAATCTAATAAAAGGAGAAGTCTATGAAGCAAAATCAATACGAAGCAATTTTGCAATGTATTAAGTATGGCGCACCTGCATTGGCTAATGACTTGATTACAGCATTCAATGCTACAATTCAATTAGCAAATGACCAAATCACAGCACTTCAAGAAAAAGAAAGACTTGAAACTGAAGCTGAACTTAAAAAATTGCAAGAAGAAAAAGCAAAACAAGATAGCCAAAATAGCAAAGTAGTAAAAGGAGATAAATAATGCCAACACCAACAGGACATGCTCTACTGTCACCAAGTAGCTCACACAGATGGTTAATATGTACTCCATCGGCAATGTTAGAAAGTAGTGAACCAACCACTTATTCGCCATATGCTGAAGAAGGCACAGAAGCACACGCATTAGCAGAAATTAAATTGTCTTACATGTTAGGACAAATAAACGATACTGAATATGCAACAAAATTTGACCATTTCAGACTAAATTCAAAATTTTACAATTATGAATTTAATGACTACGTAAATGATTATTGTCAAGAAGTTATGACCATCGTAAAAGAAGACTATAAAAATCACGAAGTTAGTGTACATTTAGAGCAATATGTAACATTTGAAGATATTGTTCCTAACGGCGGTGGCACAAGTGACGTTGTCATTGTTGGTAAGAACCTTATTCACATTATTGACTTGAAATTTGGTAAAGGGGTTCCAGTAAGTGCAATTGGAAATACCCAATTAAGATTGTATGCTCTCGGTGCAATTAAAAAATATATTAGAGAGTGTACTTGCACAGAAGCAAGAATGACTATTATTCAGCCAAGACTTCATGATATAAGTACTGATTTCGTAAGTATCGATGAGCTTAATGATTGGGCAATCAATTATGTTAAGCCACGTGCTGAACTTGCAATAGCGGGCAAGGGTGAATTAGTACCAGGCGACCACTGCAAATTCTGTAAATTAAAAGGAAAATGCAAAGCGTTGGCGGATAAACAATTAGCAATAGCTCAAGCTGAGTTTGAAGATGCAGTTGTTGAGAACAATATGTTAGAGCCAGCTAATATGTCTCCAGAAGTTATAAGCAGAATATTAGACATAGCCCCTAAGTTTATTGATTGGTTCAAAGACGTAGAAGCCTACGCAATGAAAACTGCAATAAATGATGGGACAAAAATTCCTGGGTATAAACTTGTTGAAGGTCGATCGACTAGAGTAATTGTTAGTCCAGCATCGGTTATCGAGAAGTTACGTACTGCAGGTTTCTCTGAAGAAGATTACTTAAAACCAACTGAGTTATTAGGTATTACAACTTTAGAGAAAAATATTGGTAAAAAACTATTTAATGAACTATGTGAACAATACATTATTAAGCCACAAGGCAAACCAACACTTGTTCCTGAAAGCGATAAGCGAGTAGCAATTGATGTTAAAAGCCTAGGCCTAAATGGAAATGAATTTAGTGAAGAAATAGTTTATACCGATTAATCGCAACAAGACACAGAAAGTGTATGAGCATAAGGAGCAAATTATGACATTAAACAAAAATCAAGTAGTTACCGGAGAATGCAGACTTTCATTTGTTCATTTGTTTGAACCAACTGCAATGAAAGAAGGCGACACACCTAAATATTCTGTGACAGCAATTATTCCAAAAACTGATACAAAAACAGTTGAAGCAATTAGAGCTGCAATTAAAGCAGCAGCTGAAGCAGGAGCTCAAAAACATTTTGGTGGACGTGTTCCAACAAATGTTAATCACACATTCAAAGATGGAGATACTGAGACTGACGACCTTGGCGAACTTAAGAATGTAAAATATCCTGAATATAAAGGAAACTATTATATTCGTTTGTCAACTAAGTTCCAACCAAAAGTTCTTGATGCAAATCGTCAAGAAATCATTGACCCAACTGAAGTTTATTCAGGAATGTATGGTAAAGTAAGTATGACATTCTTTGCATATAGTGGTGATGGAAGACGTGGTGTTTCAGCAGTTCTTAATAACGTTATGAAAACACGTGATGGAGACCCACTTACAAGTATGTTAATGGGCGACGAGTTCGACGCGGAATAATCGCTAATAGGTTTTTAGGTGTACCTCAAACACCTATATATGTGAGTGTAGCTCAAGTAGAGCAAGACTTAGTCTAGATGTCGGTTGGAGCCCGACCACTCGGTTCGCCTACGGAACGGGCAGTAGGTGGCAGCTCACCACAAAAGAGCAACTGATTATCAGTGTGATATAGCTGAGTTCTCATGTCACGAGATATAGGTTTTATTCTTTGTTCCCTATATCTCGGCTATATCACACTTATAATCAAATTTATATTAAAAGGTGGTAAATATGAAAGACAAAGAAGTAATGAAACTAATTAAAGAGGAGCATAAAAGACAAAATAACGGACTAGAGCTCATAGCTAGTGAAAATTTTGTTAGCGAAGATATTCTTAATGCTGTTGGCAGTATATTAACTAATAAATACGCTGAAGGGTATCCAAGTAAAAGATATTATGGCGGTTGTCAATATATAGATAATATAGAGCAATTAGCGATTGATAGAGCATGTAAATTATTTGCATGCAAATTTGCGAATGTTCAGCCTCATTCTGGTTCGCAAGCAAATGCTGCAGCATATCGTGCACTTGAAAAATTATTAAGAAAAGAAGGTAAATTAAATAAAGGCACTGGTTATCGTAAAATGAGAATTTTAACTATGGACCTTAATAGTGGAAGTCATCTAACTCATGGTTCTCCTGTTAGTTTCAGTTCAACGCTTTATGACTTTCATTTTTTCAATTTAGGTGAAGATGGTAAAATTGACTTTAAGATTGTTGAAGAAGCAATTAAAGAATATAAACCGGATGTGTTATTGTCAGGCTATTCAGCATATCCATATGAAATAGACTTTAGTGAATTTAGAAGATTAGCAAATGATTATCATTGTAAGTTTATGGTTGATATGGCACATATCGCTGGTTTAGTAGCAGTAGGTGAGCACATGAGTCCTATACCATATGCAGATATTGTTACAAGCACTACACATAAAACACTTAGAGGTCCTAGAGGTGGCTTAATACTAACAAATAATTACGAATTATTCAAAAATGTTAACTCAGCAGTATTTCCATATTATCAAGGTGGTCCATTAGAACATGTAATTGCTGGTAAAGCAATATGTTTTTATGAAGCGATGCAACCAGACTTCAAAGATTATATTTTGTCGGTAAAGCTTAATACAAAAGCATTCATTAATGTATTAAAGAAGAAAGGAGTTGTTTGCTCAGATAGTGATAATCATTTAATGTATATAAACACTTTAGAGAGTTTTGGTCTTAATGGACTATCAGCTCAAGAAAGATTAGAAAGTATTGGTATTACAACAAATAAAAATATGATACCTAATGATACAGAAGGTCCATCAACTACTTCAGGTTTAAGAATTGGGTTTGCGGCATTAACAACAAGAGGCTGCACAATTATTCAAGCTGAAAGAATTGCTCAAATTATATACGAATGTCTAAAATATGGAGGTTCGCTAGAACCATATAAGAAAGCAGTAAAAGCGGTAGTTAGACAATTAAAACGCATATAGGAGGTTGATATGGCAGTTAAAGCCGAAACATCATTGCAAGAGCGCATTCAAAAATTTATTGTTAAATCAGGTGGTTATGTTATTAAGCAACACGGCGATATGATAAGTGAACCTGGAGTACCCGATTTGTTAGTTTGTTATAGAGGAATATTTATGGGCTTAGAAGTAAAAGTAGATAATAATGTGCCTAGTAAACATCAAGGAATACATTGCCGTAAAATTTGGAAAGCGGGTGGTATTGCAGCAATAGTTAGAAGCGTCGATGAAGTATATAATTTATTACTGTTTATAAATAGATGGATAGAAGCTGAGTGCACAACTTCTGAAGTTATTAAAGGTGTTGAAGCTCAAATGATATTTATGAATATTGATACTGGTAGGAGTTGGTAATGGGAATAACTTATAAAGAATATAACGAAAAATATAGACTTCCTGAACAAGCAAAAGACGAAGAACTAATAATGAAACATAAACATCATTGCTTATGTTATGAGCCTGGTAAAGGTAAAAGTTATCCAGCAATTCATTGTATGCTTGAAATAAATAAATTAAAAAATGGTAATGCTAACATTTTAATTATGAGTGATGCAACTTGTATTAAAGAAATGTGGCGAAGTGAAATCATGCCACAAGGTATTCTTCCAAGAAATACTTATATGGTAACTGATAGAACAGCAATTGGAGCAGTTAAAGAAGCTCTTGTCAAAACAAAGTGGGACTTAATAATTTGTGACGAATGTCAAAGTTTAAGGTCTGGCGTAACTAGAGCAAAAAGTAAATATGCTAAACTTGTATATGCACTTACAAAAAGAACTGAATATGTAATTGGAATGACTGGAACAATTGCAGGTAATAATAACATAGAGCCATTTTGTGTATTGCATAATCTGAATATAGCTGGTATGGGAGATATAAACCCACGAGTATTCAAAGAAAAATTTTGTATTAAAGAATTACAATATGGACCATTTGGAGCATTTGAGAAACCAACTAAATTGAATACATTAGGCGAAGAACTAATGGCAACTGCATATAGAGATGGTTGTTCATTTTGGGAGTATGACGATAATGACGAAATGCCACCTATGGATATATCAATGAAAACATTCAAAGTACCAGTAACCGAGACTTACAAAAATGCACTTGAAGGAATACTTCAATGTGGTGAATTTGAAAGTACAGTTATGAAATCTATAGCATTACAAAAAGCACAACAAGCGTTAAATGGGTTTTTGTATTATCCTGACCAAGATATGAAGAGAACTACATATCAAGTTCCTCAATTCGATAACCCTAAACTAGATTATGTTGTTGAAGAATGTAAAAAATGTTGTTGGATAGTAGCATATAGATTTCAAGAAGATGGTCACTATATAGAACAACGATTAGACGAAGCTAAAATTAAACATTGCTCGAGCATTAAAGAGTTTAGAGAGCGAAGTCCTATAGAACATATAATACTTGTTTTACAATGTGCAAGAGGTAAATCAGCAAACCTTCAACAAGGTTGTCAAAACATTATGTATTATACAGGCGATTTCAGTTTTATTAATTTTAAGCAAATGATACACCGTTGCTGGAGACGTGGACAAGATAAACCTTGCAAAGTTGAATTTTTGATAAACGACCCTGGTGATAAATATAAAGTCGAGCTAAAGATTTGGGAGTCTTTAAGAAACAAACAATCTATTCATGACACACTTATGAGTATTAAAAGGAGTTAAGTATGGACTTTGAGAAATTTGGCAAACTATTTCCTAAAGCTAAGTTTGTAAAACTTGCACCATTTGACGAAGAAGAAATGTATGACGAAGCTACTCGCAAAAGAAATAAGTCACCTATTGATGGAAGAGGTTTACAACACCCATTGACATTAGGTGAAGCTCAGAACTGGGTAACAGATGGTGGTAGAGTTGGTTGGATAGTCCCTAATAATATTATTGTTATAGACATTGATAATAAAGACCATCCAAAAAGTGCAGCTATGCTCGAAAAAATATTGTATGTCAAAAACGTAAAATTTTGGTCAAATGAGTCTAAACAAGGAACACACTTTATATTCAAAAATACTGAAGAAGTAATGCGAAATAAAGGGACATTTGCTGGAGCACTTACACCATTAGGAATACGAGCTGATGGTCGTGGTTCAAACAAAGGTTATATTATATTGCCGGTTAATGACGAACAGCATCGACACTGGAAAGATTGGTCGTTGGACGAAATTGACGAGTTACCTTTCTTCTGTAGACCACTTCGTCCGGCAAGAGCTGACGACCCAATATTCATTGATATGCCTCAAGGTGGCGGCTCAGATGCTCTTGTTAAGATTAGAGGCATTGCTTGTGCGACTAATATGATAACAAACGAACAGTCTATTGAATGTTTACGTATTATCAATGAATTGATTTGGACTAACCCAATGCCTGAACAAATGTTTCAAGCAACTGTTGCTAGAGAAATGCCTTATGACAATATTGTTCAAGCAGATGGTACTGGTCCAGTAAAAGAAAATAAGTGGAGATTATTAGCACAGAAGTTAATTAAAGAATACAATTTGATTGCATTAGGTGATACAATACACATGTATACTAATGGACATTATAGACCATTTAGTCCACATGAGTTACAAACGTTTATTCTTGAAAAAGGTGATATTGATGCTACATGTTCACAACGTAAAGAAACAATTGAGTTTATCACAGCTCTATCACAAAAAGACTATACACAAATAAATAAAGACTATGCGATTATAGCAGTTAAAAATGGAATGCTAGATTTGAATTCAGGTGTTCTTACTCCGCATTCACCGGATAACTATAATACTATTTATCTAGACTGGGAGTATAAGGAAGACGTCGAATATTCTGAATTAATTGACGATTTTATGAAACAAATATCAGCCGGTGACCCTAAGAAAATGCAATTCTTGTATGAAGTAGCAGGATACTGTTTGCTCAAGAAAAGTATTTTTGAAAAGTTCTTTATCTTCAAAGGTAGTGGAGGTACTGGTAAATCAACTTTCTGTAATTTGATTATGAGAATGGTTGGTAAAAAGTATGTATCAACTGTAAAGCTTAATCAATTTGACCAAGACTATTACTTAGCAACAATGATTGATAAACTTGTTAATATCGACTTTGATGCTAGTGATAAGAAAACTCTAGAAGACTCTGGACGTTTCAAAAGTATTACTTGTTCAGAACCAGTTTCAGTTAGACAAATATATGCAGCAGTTGTTGAAATGGTATCTTGCGCAACTGTTATTATCAATGCTAACCATATGCCAAAGATTGCTGATAAATCTGATGGTTTATACAGACGTATGATTTTAGTCGAAATAGACAAAAAGATTAAAAACCCTGACCCTAAGTTCTTAGAGCGAGTAACTGATAGTGATATGGAATACTTTTTTTATAAAGCAGTTCAAGGTATACATTTAGCTTTGCAAAGAGGCTCGTTTACTATTAGCACTTCTGAAGAGTCACTTAAGTTAAAGTTTCAAATAGGTCAGAGTAATTTGAAGAAATGGTTACAATCATATCAATACAATATAAAAGACTTATTGCATAAAACAACAACTGAAATGTTTCAAGACTATAAGACTTTTTGTATTGAGAATAATTGTAATTCTTCTACTAAACAAAACTTTGTCGATGAGCTTTTAGTCGAAACTGATTTAATGTTAGATTTCGATAAAGGCGAAAAAGAATATTATATAGAAAGGTATGATAACGACCCTAGACCAGATGACTATATTTTTGTTCAAGCTGAAGCTATGAGTCGTAGAAATGCAAAATGGGGGTAATTATGAAAAACTTGAGATTTGATGTAAAATGTGCTAAATGTGGCACTTCAATGGACTTTGACGACCGAGATTTTAACTTCATAGGTAACTTTGATAATTATTATAGTTGTCCTAAATGTCAAACTGGTTGTGTTATGCAAGTTAGATATAATAGACCTGTTAATCTAGATTATTACAACGAAGCTGAATTTGAAAAGCACATTGAAGCAACTGATATACACAAGTATGTTAATGATAAACTACAAGGTAGTGAATTTGAATAAGGAGTAATTATGAATAAAAGTTTGTATGAAATATTAGAACAACTGAATAGACCAGAAATGTCAAGTTTTGGTATCTCTGTAAAAGATGCTGAAACCCATAAACCTATCGATTGGTTGAAGTTATCAGTTGATAAACAAAAGAATTATATGGTAACTCAAATATCAATTAATCAAATGACTATGAGTTATGAAATTAAAGTAATTGGGTTTGAAAGAAAGGAGGTTTAACGTGAGTGCTAATAATCTTAAGTTTTTTGACTTCGAAGTGTTTCCTCAATGGTGGTGCTGTGTTGTAAGTGACGAAGAAGACGAATATCCAGGCGGTCCGTATAATAACAAATTTACTGAAACTGACGAAAAACGCATTAAAGACAAAATGAGAGTATATACGAGTGATGGAGATTTAGTTCAAGTTAGAGAAAGTCTTAAAGCGGACCTTAAAACCAAAGTCTTAAGTGGATATAATATTAAGCGATATGACTTGATTATTGCTAAATGTATATTTGCTGGGTTTACTCCTCGAAAACTTTATATTGCTAACCAGATATTAATCGGAGCCGAAGCACCTGATTTAGATGCCGAACACGTTAGAATTGCTGAGTTTATTAGATTTGGATGGAATGAAGCTGAAGCATGGCAAGACTTAATGGACGATAGTGATAAAGGCTTAAAAGATAAAGAATGTTCGCTAGGCATGGATATTAGAGAGACTACTGTTCCATTTGGTAAAATTGATTTAACTGAGAGTGACAAAGAAGAAATAATTTATTATTGTAAGCACGACGTTTATGCATTGCACGTATTCTATGTTACAATGTCAAAAGCATATATTGATACTAAAGTTCAATTATGTGATACCTTCGGTTTAACAAGAAAAATTGCATATACAAATACTAACGCAAATCTAGCTAGTAAAGTTCTAGAAGCTCAAAGAGTTCACGGAACGACAATAACTGACCCAACTATTGTTATTAGAGACCAACGACTTAGAGAATATTTGGAAAAATGGTTGCCTAGAGAAATATATAATCATTTGTTGACAAAGCAAGAACCTAAAACTTTTGAATTGTATGATAATATTGTTGATATAGCAGATGGTGGTCTTCATAGTGTATATAAAGTTCCTAAAATAAGTAAAGAAACTCCAGCATTATATGTTGAGTCTACTGACGAATGGACAATGTTTAACGTCGACGTTTCTTCATGTTATCCTTCAGTTATGATTTTCTGTCATGCAATGTCTAGAGCAATTAAAAAGCCTGAACGTTTAACTTACATTTTCAAAAGACGTCTTGAACTAAAATTGACACCTAAGTCACAATGGTCTGCTGAAGATAAAGCATTTGTTCCAGCCGCCAAACTAGTTCTTAATACGACGTATGGTGCAATGGGAAATAAATATTTACCTTTATATGACGATTATATGAGAAGTAAGGTTTGTAGAGTTGGTCAAATGATATTGATTAGTATTAGCAATGAATTGTATAATTGTATACCTGATTTGAAAGTTATACAAACAAATACAGATGGTGTTTTAGTATATGCAAAAAGAAAGTATTATGACAAAATAAAATCTATTGTAGATAACTTCAGTGCAATAAGTCAGTTCTCATTTGAAATTGAAGAAGACAATAAGTTATGGCAACTTAATGTTAACAATTATATTGCTATCCATCCAGATAGTGATGTTAAGCAAAAAGGTGGTGCTTTTGTCACAACAGTTTATCAGAAAGGAACAAATAAACTTAGACCACTTGGAACATATTGTATACCTAAAGCACAAATGGCTTGGCTAATAGACAAAAAGAACCCAGTTCAAGAATTACTTAATAATACAGATGTATCTGATTTTTGTTTAACATGTACTAAAGGTCCAACATATAAAGGCATGAAACAATATATGAATGGACATGAAATAGAACTCGGAAAAGTAGCAAGAGTAATAGCTGTGACAAATGAAGAATTTGGAGCAATTAAGAAATATAAGTTTATGAAAGCTGATGGAACTATGAAAGAAGATAGCGTAGCATTATGTCCACCTCACCCATTAGTTGTTAATGACAATTTAGCAAATTATAAAATTGAAAATGGCATATTATATAATATTGTAACTAGTGAGTCTTGGAAAATAGATTACGCATATTATGCACGAGAATTGGATAGAGCTTTGAGTATTAGTTGGTTTAAACTTAAAAACGACGAAGCGTGTTTCACGCATGAATTTGATTTATAAAAGGAGGTAAATATGTTTGCAGATTTAGGTAGAATGATGCCGCAAGAATTCAATAGTAAAGAACGTTGTTTACAATGGTGTAAAAATAAGCAACTAGGGTTAAGACATAGCTTAAGACTATTATCGAAAGAAAAAGATTGCTTAATAATTAGGACTCCTTTGACTAATGAGAACGTATACATTTATGGTGAACCTGACGAAATATCTTGGCTTCATTTAGAGCTAGTAAAATCAGACTCATATACTTATAGATAAAGATAGCATTTAGCTATCTTTTCTTTTTCACTTCTATTAAAAATAGGATATATCTTTGATTGATTAATATTTCGATTGATAAATTATCAAGGACGATATTAAAGTCTTATAGATATATCTTAAACGTCGCGTATTTTAAGATTTGGATATATTTCTAAAATAAAATTTTCAAATATAATAAAAGGCACTAGTCAACCTAGCGCCTTTTATTTTAGTGTTATTTTTTCACAAAGCCTTTAGTACCTCTATAAACATTAGTAGTAATTTTACGTTCGATAAGTTTCTTATATAGTTCTGCTGATGCATAATATTTATTGCCTTGAGAAGTCCATGCTTGTATTTTAGCTATTTCAGCATTATTGCTCATAATAGTATTAACAGCAGTTCTTCTTTGCTCGTCGGTCATTTGATTATAGGTTAACGTCTTATATTCATTATTAACTTTAATCTTAACTTGCATTTGATTTTTGTAGAACTTCTCTAAATCAATAGCATTCCATTTTCCATAAGCTTCATTAAGTGCAACTAAATCTTTTCCGGTAACAGTAAATGCCTCATTATTAATAGTATATTTTCCTCTAAGTTCTTTCTTGTTAAGTCCTAATTTCTCAGTTTTAAGTTCGTTTTCAGAGGCTCTGATAATACTAATGTATGGGACAAATCTGTTGAATGCTTCCCACCAAGATTTACTCTCACCAGTATAAGGGTCAACCTTCTGATACAAGGTATTGCCTAAGAATGGTATTTTAGCGGCAGCTTTTTCATAGAACTTATTTTTCTTAACTTTACCAGGATAGGTTGCTCCAGCTATCCAGCTAACAATATTTGGTATGAATGATAATGCTATAGACTCTAATTGGTTCATACCTATATCCCAAGTTCCGTCTGAATACATATCCATCTCAACAATTTGCATAAGTGGGAAACCATCAATTGTTACGTCAGCCATTCTATTAAGTCCATCTAAGAAGCCGTCCCAAGTAATTCCATTATCAGTAAGTCCTGTAATTAATGCAGCACCGGCTAGCAATGAAGAGCTACCAAATATGCTCGATATATCAATAGCTAAATTGCCAATTCTAAGTTTAGGTGTTCCATAATCGTCGTCTTCAAGTTTTATCCAACCAAGTCCAGCAAGTAATGTTCCTAAGCCCCAAAGTATTGTTCCTATTACACCTTTACCTAAATCACGTCTAACCATATATTGAGCAAGTTCGGGACTAATTTGGCTTTTACCAGCTTGCCAATCTGCTTCTAATTTAGCAACACGTTTCTCAAATCTAACTGTATCAACAATTGCTTTGCCAAGTCCTATAGGACTAAGTTTAATAGCTTCTTTGAACCAGTTCCATGATGCTGATGCATAAGGTAATAACATCTTATAAGCAAACCATCCTAAATCACTACTATTAGCTATAGAAGTTTCAATCTTGTTGAAGAAGTTATTTGAGTGCATATAATCACCTAGTCCTAGTCCAACTGCAGTTGCAAAGTCATTCATAATACTATCTGTTACAGCATCGCTATTATTCTTGGCTGCATCTTCTTGTATTTTCTTTAAGTCATAACCTTTCTCAGCTAATATCTTTCCAAAATATCTGAGAGTTGCTTCACGAACATAGCTGTCATCACTCATTGCTTGCATAAGCTTTTGATGTACACTGTTCATAAACTTGCTCTTAAACATATTTTCATTATAGTATTGATTATATAATGACTTAATAACCATCTGAGCCATAATTGCTTGCTTTGTAGGTTTTCCGGTAGCATCTTTATACCATTCGCTAATATCACTAGGATTATATTTAGACAGATGACTGACAAGATTATCAAACAATTTGTTATCAATAAAGTTTTTAGCAATATAGTTCTGTATTTCAGGAGTTATTTGTTTATTGAGTTTTAATTGTCCGCGAGAGTCTTTAGACCAAAGCTTATTTCCAATAGCACTTGACAGTTTATTAATACGTTTAAGCATAAAGTTAGATACTTTGTTTCTTAACCAAGTTAATGGTGAAGATAACATAGCCATAGACCTAACTGATACAATCTTACGAGCTATATCTTTCTTTGCAGTTTTACGCTCAGCAACATATTTCATAATCTCTTGTTGAGTTTTTGTAATAAATGCTATATCATTTGACTCAATTGCATCGAAAAGTCGTCCTTTAATATCAGCTGGAAGTGTAATTCCATCAATAACCATTTCAGCAGCTTTCATAGACTCTAATGAGTCAAGTGATATTGACAATAATGTACCTGCAGTACTTTTTTCATTTCTAATAGCATTCTCGATTTGAGTTTTGAGATTAGGGTTTAAGTCAGGATATAAGCCGGTTGCTTTTGCTTGTTGATATGCAAACAAGAATGTATATAATCTAATTGCTTGAAACTTTCTATATTCTGGGTCTGTAACATTATTCATTTTAGCATTCAAGAACCATCTGAGAGTATCTTCCATCTGAGCTGTATCGCCTGACATAAGAATATTAGCATTTTCAGCATAGAATTGTTTGCCGTTAGCGACATCATATTCAACATTGTTAGTTAGTCCTTTAACTTTAGACATACGTTTCTTATTCCAGTTAGTATCTAGCAATTGTTTAACTTGGTCATTAGCTTCAACTGGTGTAACAAATTCAAAAGTCTGTTCTTTAATTTTAGTTTTATACTCAACTTGTACTTTTTCTCTAAGAGTCTTTTTGCTATCAGGTTTTACTTCAGTTTTAGCTCGCTCTAATTTTTGACTCATTTTCTCAATTCTTTGTCTTAATTGAGCAGTAGTCTTTTCAGCAGTAGTAATTGACCTTATACGTTGAGTTAATTCTTTGTTTGCAGCTTTGAAAGCAGTTAACAGTATCTCTAGCTCAGCATCAGACAATGAACGATAATCAGCTGTAAGTTTATAAGTTTTAGGGTCGATATATTGTTTTACTTCAGCTGGTAATGAATTATATCTAGACTTGAGTCCAGCAATACGTTCTGTGATGGTCGCACCAACCCCTCTCAAGTGGTCTTTTATATTCTTAGTTGCTCTAGGCTGTTCTTCTAAAGGAACTTCTTCAGTAACATCATTTATTTTACTTTTATTAGTTGACATATTTTCGGCAGCTATTAAGTATCTTTTATTAATTGCGTCATCTGACAAAGAATCTAACTTATTAATCTCAGTCTCTAACTTTTTCATTGCGACTGCTGCAAATTGTTTACGTTGGTCTATAGGTAATTCCCCCAATCGTTTACTAATAGTCTCAGAGATATAATCTTCGATAACGTTTATTTTTTCTTGTCTATCGAGAGTATCTAGTGTTTCAGCAGCATTGTCATGAGTTATGGCCGGTGTTTTAGTAGCATCGTCATATTCATAAGTTACATCAGATTTACGTTTCCTTAATACCCAATTCCAAATATCTGATTCACTATCTCCACTTTCAACAGCTTGTGTAATTTCAACCTCAGCTCCAATTGTTTGCTTAGCTGTAATTTTTTTACCAATATTATTAATGCTACGCAAACTTGCTAATGTGCCGTCATAATGTCTAAAGAATACTGGGTTTAATTGGTCTTCGTCTGCATAAGCCTCTACTTCAGTTCCCCTTATTGTAGTTGTAGTAGCTCTCTTATTTTTCTTGTCATAGAGTTTCTTAAATTCACTATCATTAGTTATACGGTCCATTACTTCTTCATTGTAATCTAACATTTCCTCAGGAGTCATTTTAACATATGGGTCTGTTGATAAATAAGCTAATGTAGCTAATTGCTCAATACGACGAGCTAATTCTCTCATGTCTTCATATGTTATTTTAGCAAGTTCTTCATTCTTATAAATAATGCTAGCAATTTGCTTAAATGTATAGTCATTCATATAATTCGCTGTTGCTACATATCCCAATATATCAAATTTATTCAGTGTTCCATTTTTAATTTTATTCTTTAAGAATATAGGTAATTTATTGAAATCTTTAGTAGTACTAATAACAAAATCTCTAACATCTGGGTCAGGCTCTAAAGGTCTACCTTTCCTAATAAAGTATTTAAGATTAGATTGAGCTGCAACTTTATTATTAATATAGCGAGCTTCTTTAGTTTCTTTAGTCTCTTTAGGTTTTATAACGCGTTCTTCTGAAATTATTTTTCCACTTTTGTCAATTTTAATTTCTTTAATATCAGTAAGTAAATTATTATCAAATATAACAACATCAGTACTTGGTTTAACGGCAAGTTTTCTATCAGCATTAAGAATATTTGGACCAATGTCTAATACATTTTTAATTATTACTGAGTCATATCCATTCTCTTTAGCATAACTAGCTATTTGGTCTCCAGTTAAACCATCAATATTTGAAAAATATTGGCCTTTAGCATCAACAACAAATGGATTACTAATATTTCCTTTTGCAGTATATAAAGTAGCTTCTCCCAGTCTAGTATTATAATAAGTTTTACTTACTTCTTGATTTAAACTAAACCAACTTCCTTTTTCAGTTATTCTAGATTTATTTCCTTTAGTTGGATCGAAGTCGCTAATACTTCTTACATTCATACCTTTATATAAAGTATTTTCATTGACTTCTTTAATGGCATTGCTTTTATCTTTAGAAGTAATACTATTAGCTAAAATATCTAATTTACTTTTATCGCTTTCAGTTAATATTGCATCTTCAGAAATTATGCTTTTAGCAGTAGTCTTTTTAGTAAGCATAGCCGGAGTTTCAATTTTAGCTTTAATCACACCGGTGCCTAATCTAAAAGTCTCTTTCTTATCTGGCGAAACTAAAGTCTTATAATCATTTGTATAAGTAAAGCCCATACTTGGTAAATACGTGTCTAGTGATACATTTGCTTCTAACTCTCCTTGTAACAAATGATATGCTACATCTACAAACGAAGAATGCTGGGTCTTATCTCTAAAAATTGCATAAGTGATTGGAAAGTTTTTAGCTAAATATTGGTTTAATCGTTTAGCCTCGTCATATTCCATAGTCTTAATTAGTAAGTCTGAGCCACCCCTAATAACATTAGCATCTTTTATATTTTTGTAAATAATTTCCTGAGTTACATGAGTAAGTTCGTGCATTAACGTATCAACATTAGCTAAATTACCAATAACAATACTATCGCTATTTTCACTTCTCATACCTCTAATATTGCCATTAACATAGTTGATTTTGGTATCTAAAATGACTTTAGGAATATTTGTCTTATCTCTTACTAAATCAGCAACAGTTTTTATTTTGTTTTTCAGTAAATCTTTGAACAAGTTAGTTGTTCCATCTTTACCTAAATATCTGTCAATCAAAAAGTCAGCTTTAGATATAACTCGTAATGGTCTAAATTCTTCGTCAATTGTCATTGTATGATTTGAGATTTGGAATAATGCTTCAGCAACAATATAATGTCTATCAGCTCTATTATTCATATCTTTGTTTCGCAATAGTTCTTTTACTTCAGGACTCATTTTAGAAATATTACTAATATCATTTGCTAAATTTTCAAGAGTATCACCGAAGTTATCTTCTAGTATTGCAACATAACCACTTTCAAGTTCAGATAAGCTTTCTCTAGGAGCTGGCAAATAAGTCAACTTTCCTAAATTAACATTGTCGATTTTATTTCCATATAATCTAGCTAAAGTTATCAAACTTCCCCAAGCATCTAGTCTATCATTTAGATTAGCGCTTTTTACTTTATTGCGCAAAGCCCTGTAAGTTTCTCCATCTATATAACTCTGAAACTTTTCAATATAGAAATTAAAGCGTTCAACATCACTCGCAACAATAGTACCAGATTTAGCATTCTTAATACCAGTATTAGCATCATTTGTAAATATAACATTTGCATTTTTACGTATTTGGTTTTTAATCTCTATTGGTAATACTGCATTACTAATAGACCCCAAATCTAAATTAGCAAATTGTGTAGCATACGTAACTATACCATCTCTCATGTTGTTATATACTTTTTGCATTAAAGTACTATAAGCATTCATATCAATAGTGCCAGCTCTAAGATTGCTTGCCGCTTTAGCTTTAACTAAACCATCAATAGTTGCTAACATCTGTATAGCATCAGCTTGATATCCACGCTCTCCGCTTAACAATAAGATTTTAGTATAAAATTGTTTATCGAACAATAATGCAGTTATAGCATCTTCGATATTGCCTTCAACACCAACAATTTTATTGTATTCTTTGAGTATCATTTTACGTTGAGCTTCGCTTAATTTCAAACGAACTTCTTCAGTTACTTGGTCATAAGCTTCTGCTGAGAGAATTTTAGCATTATCCATGCTCTCAAGTAATTCGCTACCAACAATAAGAATATCACCAGACTTAGTAACAACATTGCCGTCAACTGCAACCACTGCTTCTGCTTTAGTTGATGCTAGTATTCGTTTAGCATTTTCACTAACTTCAGGGCTCATTATTTCAGAAGTTACATCTTCGTCAATTTCATTAGCTTTCTGAATTTTAGTATCTGGAGTAATAATATTGTCAATTTTAGTTACATTCTTTTTCTGTAATTTGTTCTTTACTTTATCTAAAGCTCCGACAATCTTTTCTTTTAATGTTGTCTTCTTTAAGTTATCTCTTTGTAATTCAGCCCATGTATATTCTTTAGCAAATGTGTCAAACAAATCTTGTGCGTAGTGAGGACTCATTGCTTTAATCTTTTCTTTCTTGTTTTCGCTTTGAGCATATGCCATGAGTGCTTGGTTTGCTTTATAAGCATTTGTTTCACCAAAACTTCTCATGACTTCACCCAAACTATTCATAGTAAGACTCATTTTAAGAGCTGCTAGTTGTTTAGCATCTTTATTAGCTTTTGGGTCATTAATTATGTCATTCCACTCATTCATAGTTTTAAGTGCTTCATTGAAGTTCATGGTCTGGAATACTCCAAGTCTGTAAGCTTTACCATCAGCATCAGTGCCAAGTGCTCGTTTACTTTGTGGAATATGAGTAAGTGTATTGAAACTACCAATAATGATACTTGTTAAACCACCTAAGAAAAATGATTGAATTAAGTTCTCAATAGTAAATGTTTCTTGAGCTTGTCCTTTATAGAACTCTCTGAGATTAGGTTCAGACCCGCTTTCTCCATACATAAAGTTAATAAAGCTATCGGACATATCTTGAAGTACTTCTTCAAGACCTTCTCTGCCAGCATCTTCAAGTGCTCGTTTAGCCCAAGAAATAAATGCTTTTCCTCCTTTAGCTCCAACTGTAACTGCACCCATTTTAGCAGCATTGACTTGTCCTCTGAGTCTAGCACTAGTACCAAAACCAATTAATCTACCTAATGCTACTTCAACTCCCCATTGTCCAACTGCTTTAAGAGCAGCACTTCCAATAACGTTTCCTGAATTAAGGTCTTTATAACTAATACCATTCATAGAAGCATAATCTAAAGCTTCACTAATATTACCTGAGAATATTCCAACATAAAATGTTCCAGTACCTGCTAATTTAGTAGCTGCCGCTGATAATTTAGGAGCAACAGCACTTATACCCATTTTTCCAAGTGCAGAACTTACTCCACCAGACAATAACATTGATGGTAGCATTTGTCCAATCGACTCCCAAAGTCCTGACCACATTTTACCCCAATTACCATATGATGCACCATAGCCAATCTCTGGTCCAATTAGTCCATATGCGCCTAAAATTTCAGAAAGTTCCGTATCTCTATATCCAGCTTCATATGCAGCAACTGCATTTACACCACTAGTATAATCATGCATTAAATCATATGATATAGCCTTAAAACGGTCTGCTATCACAGCAAATGGTTCGTTATCGTCGTCGTCTTGAAAAGCATATAAAAAGCGGTCTCCCCAATCGTCGTCATTACTAAAATTTGCAATCATATTAATTAAGCCTTCGCCAACGTTCCATAAGAATTGCACGCCTTTACTAGCTCCACCTATAACAGAAGATACGGCTGAACCTACAGCTGCTAAAGCTTTTTTCCACCAAGCCATATTTTTCTTTTGTTCTTCAAGAACTTCAGCATCATGTCTCTTAAAGCTTTCTTCCATAACAGCAATTGCCCATTCTCTGTCAGTATAGTCACCAATCTTAATTCCATTATCCGTAAGTCGTTCTATTTTGTTCGTATTGTCTAAATATGGTATACTTAATGATAACATATATTCGTCATAATCAGCAAATTGTGAATAATCTCTCATAAGTTTATCATAGTATACATTTTTAATAGCCTCTCCCGGCTGTTCACTTTTTTCAGTATTTTTAGCCAAGAGGTCTATAAGCGCGTTTGTTTCACCGCGCTTAGCTGCTTCAGTCCAATACTCGTCATTGAGATATGGATTACCTGAAGTCTTAAATTTTTGATAAGCATAAGATGCAGGGTCGAGGCGCAACTTATCAATTGCTGAGCCTATGGCTCCAGTTCCTCTTTGAATATCAATTACATCTTCGCCAACTTTTGGTCTTATCATAATTCCTCCTTAATGCGCTCTACACGTCATTATATTATTCGCTTATTATAACACCTGGTATTACAGAGCGACCTGTGCTACCATGACGACCATATTTCTTATATGGACGATTTGCTTGTTTTTTAGCAGCTTCTTCTTTAGCTTTTTGCTCAGCTTCGGCTTTCAATTTTGCTTCACTTCTGAGTTGTGCATTTTGTTGAGCTTTTTGAGTAGATGTTCCTAGGCTTCTGAGAACTTCTTCCCATCCACCGCCGTATAACCATTGTGAATAAGCTCTGTCAACACTAGTATCTTTTAATTGACTAGTCATCCATTCCATATACGACTTACCAGCTTGACCTTCAGCATCTTTGAATGTTCGAGGTTGCACTTGTAACAATCGTTCATACATATCAGTATCCAATTGTATATCACTATAGTCAGTATCAAACAGATTATTTACATTAGTTTCTATACCTAAAAGTGAACGCACAGTAGCATTCTCAGAACTGAGTCCTTTAAGATATTCGAAATAATTGTCCATACTATTAAGTGCTCTATCAATATTAGAAACTTCAGCTTCATACTGTTGCTGAATATAATTTCTAGCTTCGCTTTCTTCTTGAGCAAATTGTGCTCTAGCTGATGCTGCCGTTTGTGCTGCTTGTTTACTTGCTTCAGACAATGCTTGTTCTTGTCCTTGCAAATAAGCTTGCTTATATCCCTGTCCCATAGCTGACGCCATAATGTTTCGCTGGTTAGCAAGGTATGAAGCATAAGCATTGTCTATAGTCTGAGCATACGTTTCTGACAAATTTTGTAAAGCAGTTTGTTTCTGAATGCCTAATTCTATAGCAGCTTTATCATATCCGAATGAGCCTTCTTCGTCTCTTTTATTTGCTACATATGAGCCGCTTCTAGAACCAGGAACGCTAAATCCTCTCATTATCTCACCTCCTCTCCAATTTCGTATTTGATACCTATACCATTAAGTTCTAATGGCGCTGGGGTTGCAGTACTGTCGTCATTACTAAGTCCCCATTGTACCTCATTAATTTTCCAGTAATTAAACCGTTTTACAAAAGTTCGTAGTTCTTCGATTTTGAACATCACTGTCTCAGGGTCTCTTACTGTTATCTTTTTGCGAAATAGCTTAATTTGTGCTAACATGCTTTTAGGTAGTTTTGTATTGTCACTATCTGACAATTGGAAAACTAATTGTTTTAAGTTCTTATAGTAGTTAGGTGCTTTCATGTGTAATGGTTGTGATAATACATACCAATCTATAGTTAACTTACTACCACCTTTTTCATATAAGTCGAAATATTGTGCCGACTTTTTGAAAATTAACAATTGTTTATTTATAAGTCTCAATGAATTTTGGTCAGTTAAAGCAATTAATGCTTTGATAGGTATTTCCCATTTCCACCAAGATGCTTGCGTTAAATCATACATTAAAATAGTTTGAGTATTATTAGTAAAGACTAATCTATCTCTATATTGAATAATGTGTATTTCTTCACTAGCATCAAAGAACTCTGACCACATATCTTTTACATTATCTGTCATATATTGGATAACTTGGTCGGTAGTCGCCATAAACGCTTGATAATTCATTATAGCTAAACCACGTCTAGTAGGAAATATGGTATATGAACCTTCTAATGTATTTATAATTGAGTCACCTAATCTTATACCAGTAGACAATTTAGTATTATAGTAATCGTATCTATATCCATAAGTTTCGTCTGCAACTCTTGAACAAATAACAACTTTATGCAAGAAGAATATTGCTATTTCAGTAGTTGAGATATTTATCATACCAGTAATATTATCTATAAACGATTGATTGTTAATAGCTGGCAAATTGAAACGAGTCTCGGTTCCATCTTTTACATTTGCAGTTATTTGTAACAAATTATCAAAACCTAAATAGAGCTCTGTCCCACTATAACTAACTTTAGGAATTTTAGTATACGGTGTAGTTTTCTTAAACGTATATGTGATAGTAGCAATATCACTATCTAATAAACTATTAGTATAAACTAGTCCAGTATCAGCATCAACAATATAATAAGTTTGTTCTTCTGCAATAGTTAAAAGTCTATTAGCCATAAAAGCTGAACCGTTTAGAGTATTCGGTAATAATGGATATAAGTTATAGCCAGTTGTAGATTTCTTCTCTACTAATGTTTTATTGACAATAACTAGTCCTTCACTTAAACTCAAAGGTATTGGCGCTCCATTGCTTACACCAAATGACCCAGTGTGCTTATCTGGAAAATCAATCACAATTCGTTTACCACCAGTTATAGCCGCTTCACTAGAATTTAGTGAACAACGAACGGTCTCATACTTCCAACTTAAGTCGCTTGTTGATTGTTCCGGTATATCAGCATAATACATGCCGAACTTAATACTAATTGACGATTGACCATATCCGACAACTATTTGTTCACATACTTTATAGTCAGGAGTTCCAGATGGTGGTACACTAATAACCAACATTTTATTTTGTATTTTATTTCCTACATACGGAGTAGTATCACCGCCTATAACAAATAATATTAGTTTTTTATCGGACTCAGTTCCACCGTTTAATAATACTATATTTGCTATTAGATTTTCATTATTATCATGACCATAAACTATATTAAGAGCTGTTTTAGCTAAATCTTTATTAATGGGTGTATTGTCAAAACCTAAATAATCAGCTAGATTGTAAGTTCCTACAGTTTCCGCTCCTAAATTTATGTCGAGGTAATTAAAGAAATGAGTAATATAAGTTAATCTTTTATCTTTAGTCTTATCTGTTCCACTGTATAAACCTGGACCTTTGAAATAAAGTCTAGCTTCAATTATAGGAGCATATAGTACAACTTCGCCTGGTTCAAGTGGATGCTCATTTGTCTTAATTGTTAAAAATGAAAAAATATCTCCAGTCTTAAAACAACAAATATTGTGTTTACCAGTACCAACTATTTGTTGTTCGCCATCAACTCTAATGACATCTGCCCAAGTAAAATCTCCTAAGTTACAACGATATACTCCGTTTGATGTAACAAAGAAGAAATAATTACCATCTTCACTAATAGAAGCTATATTCAAGAATGTTCCTTCGTATGATGGATAATATGCTTTATCAAAAGTTTTTCCATTAAACGAATATAGAAAATATTGGTCTGTTGCTATACAAATTCTACCTTTTGCTACTGTCATTATACTATCATTTTGTACTTTAGTAGTTGTAGATAGTCCTCTTAAAATACGATATTCAGGATAATTATAAGTTGCAATAATATTACCCCAATCGTAACCTTCTTGATTAGTAGTAACTTTAACTTTTCCGTCTGCCCTAATACTAGTTCCTGGCACTAACTTAGGAAGTTCAGGGTGGCTTTCATTTGACCAAATATATTCTTCTTTAGTTGACTCAGTAAATTCATTTTTAGGTAATTCAGTTATTCGACCTCCGATAACTCTTTTAACAACTGGAATATCGACAAAGTCTTCAATTGGTTTCCATCCAAGTAATGATTGGCCTAATGTCATGTTATTGAATTGGTTTGTATCAAATACTTGTGCTCCAGCTGTGTCATTAAAACAGATAATATAATGGTCAATACTAGCGATATGATACTTAGTATCCGGTGATACATTAAGCATTAAATCAGCATAATTAGCTAATGTAATTTTACTACTATCGTCTGGAATTACTTTTACTAATAGAGCATACTTCGATAATATTACGTATACTGTATTACTACCAAATCGCTTAATATCTAATAGAGTTTGACTAGGGTCCCATGCTTCATAAGCATTTTCATATCCAACTTTTGGCACTTCGTCTACTTGTAAAGTAGGACGACTGACCAAACGGTCATTCCAGTCAACATATACATTTTTAGCATCACGAAAAGACTCTTGGTCAATAGCGTAAATGTTGTCGTCTTCAAGTATACCTTTGAAATTCATTTGATTAAAATACTTATTATAATTATCTAGACTAGTATCAATTTCAGGTGGTAATCGTTTATATGTTTTCATATAACCTCCTTACCAGTCAGGCTCTATTTCGTTGAGAGTCATAAAGTCGCCAGATGTGCAGCGAGCTAATGCTGTCTCAAACTCATAGCGAATGACATTTGCTTTTTGCATATTATCTACTTGCAAACAAACTGATGCAATATAAAGTGGAATAGTCAAGAATATATCAGCTGGCATATCAATCTCTTCAGTATCAGCAAGACCAGAGTCAAACCTATACCACAAATATCTTGCTGGTATTAAGTATCTTCCAGGTTTATAGAATTTAAGCTGATTTTTGCTTATATATGAAAAGTCGTAATCTGGTTTAGCTTTTTCACGAGTACAGCCTGTTTTAAGTTTATAGCCAAATGCCTCTGCTTCTAATTGTTGAGCAACCGATGGTTTGTATTCAACATATTTCCAAGCTTGCTTATTTGCAAAAGCAATAAACGTATCAGACATTGCAACCTTTTCATTGACTTTATAAATATTTTGTGAGTGATAATAGTTCTCAAGTTCTTTGTCACTCAACATTCTGAAAGGACGCTCTCCTTGAATATTTACGTCCCAGTTTATCTCTTCTTCGGTCGCTAAACGAAAAATCTCGCCATCCATAACGAGTGGCGAGAATTGTTCAACAACCGTTATGTCGAGATATTTATACATAGGTTTGCTACTACAGATTGCCTGCATAGCTTCATTAGCAAATATATGGAACCTAGACAATAAACCCATTGCTTGAGCTTCGGTTTCGTCTATATCTAAATGTGCCATAACTGCTTCCCTTATGTATCCATAAGTAAACATAACTACCTCCTATATGAGCAAGCTCTAGTATTCTGGAGGTGAACACTAGAGCGCTCTATTAAATTGTAAATTTTTGATTATTCGCCTGCAACAGTTTTTGTAACAACTGGGTCAGTCTCAGAGCTGAGAACTTTAACAGCGTTAGCAAATACAACAGGTTCGATTTCAGTAAATGTTGACTTGTCGTCCCATTCACCTGATTGACCATTTGGAAGGCCAATGTAAACATATGCAATACCTCTCCATGTTGGGCAGAAGAAGTCAAATGCTTGTTTAGCAAGGTACTTAATTCCTTCTGGTTCGTCAGTATTAACTGCTTTCATTGAGAAGCCGACACGTTCAACCATCATTGGGCCATGGTTAGCTTTGTTGTAAGCTGGGTCCAAAATCAAGAGACCTTTAGCAATTCCATCTGCGCCTGTAGCAAATTGTGGAATAGGTTGGTCGATGTTTCCATCAAGGTATGGTGTGTAGTATCTATCAAAACCATTCTTAACAGTATTAAGTGTAGGTTTGCCAACAGCATATGAGAAGTCATCAGCAGCCATGATAGACTCAATAGCAGTCATAAGTTGTGCATCTTCTGTAGCAACAATTTTCTTTCTGCCGTTTACACCAGCACGTTTTCCATTATCGTCAAAGTATTTTGCCATAATGGTTTTGATTTGGTGAAGACCATTTGCTAATTTAGCATAAGCAAGTGGGTCGCTTCCATCGAGTTTAACGTTGATGTAGAATTTGTTTGATTGCTTCATCGCGTTGAATTCTTCAGCAGACATTCCTTCTGATTTAACAATAGTATGAGCATTTGTGAAAACTGGGTTTTTAGTCTCAGTCATTGGGTCGCCATCTGTTGTATCAGCTGAATTGATTTTCAAGTAAGTTTTAGAAACTTTATCGTAAATCTTTTTGCCGAAGAATGCTGTAAGAGCATACATACCAAATTCAACAACTTGACGTTGCCAAGCGATTTGATAATTGTCGAGTGTGTCTTTAATTCCAGAATAGTCAGCTTCTAACAATGTTTGCCATGTGAAGACAACTTTTCCGTTGAATGGTTTGTAAGAGATTGTTGCTCTAAAACCATCACCACTTGAGAAGCCTGGGTAAGCTGCATAATCAACAGTTTGTTCAAATGCTTGCTTAAAGCCCGTGCTTGACCCAAATGACTTTTGGAATTGGTTCAAACTGACAGTTTGATAAATTTCTGTTAATGGGTTTGATTTTTGGAACTCTTCTTGACGTTTTGCATACAATTCGTCCATAGCGTTCATTAACACATTGAATGTTTGAGGCAACTTAAGGGCCTCGTCGATATTAAAAAATTTCATGACCTATTGCCTCCTTAACCTAATTTGACGAGCTTAATGTCGTCTGGGTTCACGATTTTATATACTGCAACCGTTTTCATATCGCCGCCGGCTGATGCGGTTCCTGTATTTTTACAGATAAGATTTGGTAATGAGCTATAATTTTCTGCGTAGTTGTAATCTTCAGGAAGGTCTCTAATTGTGTCGTCTGATTGAGCGATAATATGTGTTGCATCGCCAATGCTTGTTTCAGTAACTCCTGTTGGAGCTACAAATGCTGGTTTTGTTCCAGCACCAACTGTTGCTGTTCCGAGTTTTACTAATCTACCGGGAGCATAGCCTAGTTTAGAAGAGTCTCTAAGTCCAGCATCTGTTCCGCCAACAACACAAGCTTCCATTCTGATTTCTCTTTGTAAGTAGCCGGTTTTGAATTCAGCTACAATTCCTGTTTTTGCTGCGTTCATGCATAACCTCCGTATTTATTTTGCGTATTTAGTTAGTCTGCAAATACTAATCAGCGACTAATCAATAGTCATAGTTTTCTTGGACAATTCTTCCTCAGTAATGTCCGGCATAACTGACCGCCAAATTGCCTTCTCGCTTTCTGTTAGTTTTCTAGTCTTAGTTCCAATACTTGATTGGTCTGGACTTGCTAAATGCTTTAAGCTTCCTTTATCTTGGTTACTATATCGTCTTTTTAACAATGCTTCACCTTGTGTTGCTAAGTATGCTTGTTTTAAGTCTCCAATCTTTTCCCACATATCTAAAGTTTCTTTTGGTAACTCGTCGATACTAGCGAAATTATTTCCCAACTCGTTAATTTCTTTTAATTGTGCTGTGACAAAGTTTGCTTTTTCATTAGCTTCGATTTCTTCTAGTTTTTTAAGTCTAGGGTCTTCTGCTAAACGCTTTTGAACTAACTTTTCTACTACCGCACCTATTTCTTCTTCGTCTAAACCTGCATCTCTTAGCATTTTTTGCTCGTTAGCTTTTTGCATTTCTTCATAACTATTATATCCAAGCTCTTTAGCAATTCTGTCTTGAGTCTCAACCTCTGTTTTTCTACGAACAGTATTAATACGTTCGCTGACTGCCTTAGTCATATTTGGTTGTGGCTCTTCTGAAGTTTCTTCCCGCGGCTGAACTTCAGGTTCTGGGTCTTTAAACAAGTCGTCAATCGAAATGTTTAATTCATTGTTGTTGTCGTCTTCAATAAACATTACTTTAGTCTCCTTATAACCGGTGGTGAGTTCGGTAAATTAGCACCTTGCAATAATTGTCCCGATAATCAATTATTGACTTATTATATATTATTGAAAATCGGGATAATTATGTCACTAAGTTTATAAATTTTGTGAATTTTTGAATAACTTTTCAGCTGCTTCAGCAGGAGTTGGCTCTTTTACTTCTTCAACTGTTTCCGTTTTAATTACTGGTTCAATATATGGTGCAATGATTGGTTTCTTATTAGCCCATTTTTCTAAATCTACGCAAGCATCTTCGACAATAGATAATTTCATGCGAGCTCCTTTGACTCCAGACAATGCACCCATAAATACAGCGCTCAATAACGAACCTATTGCAACAATAAGTTTAATTATGATTGCAGCTACATTTCCACTAATAATTTCTGGTACTAATGAAGCACCTACTGAAATTAACAATATTGAACTCAAAAGTTTGCTAGTAGATTTGCGAATAAAGAAGTGACGGTCAGCAGCTAAATGTCTCTTATTTAAGTTTGAGTCTTGATAAGAGAACAAAGACATGAGTTCCATTGAAGTGCTATAACCACTATCTGGATATTTGTGATGCTTAATACGCCACATTAATCTCTTATAAGCAAAGCCTTTATATGGCAAGTCCTTAATACCTTTAACTACTCGAGTTTTAGGCTCATTAGTTTCTGGGTCAATAATTATATTACCATCTGGGTCAGTCTCGACAACAGTTTTAGTTTCAATCGGTACTCCAGTCTTTTTCTCTACCCATCTCAACCACTTATTAATATACTCTTCATTAAACGAGTCAATAGCTATCTGTAATTCTTGGTCTGTCCAATCTTTAATAGCTATATAGTATCTAGCATGAATACTATATTTATTAGTAGACTGCTGTGCAATATCTTCTTCCATAACTTTTTCATATTGCTTTCGATAAAACGCATTCCAGTTTACCCATGACAATAATACTGATACCGCTGAAAATATTCCAAGTGTTGTCCAGTCAATCTTAATACCTAACTTATCAATTAATGAAAAGTAAGTTAAGATTACAATAGACCCTAGCAACAATAAATATGCTGCAAAGCTAATCAATTTAGTAAATATAGTATTCATGTTAAATAATCTACTTAAGTCTCTAGTCTTTAGTTCCGTCTGTTGGTTCTTTTTGTCCATCGTCCACCTCCGTTTTTTCTTCTTTATCTCGGACGTTTAGAATATAACTCAATTTGGTTATATATGCCATAGCATAAGATATTCCTATTAAGTAAGCAGCTCCTTTAAGAGCAATCGCTCCAGCTTCTAAGCCTATTACTAATACTAACAGAAAACCACCTATAATTATGATTTGTATCAAATTAATGATAGTTAGCCATAGTTCTTTATTAAACCACAAATACTTGATTTTTTCAGGTGAGCCTACTTCTATTTCATAGTCATGCTCTAAAGCAACTTTTCTAGTTCTCATAGTAGTTTCTATATTGCTTATAATAAACTTACGAATAAAGCTCCATAACAATAAAGAACTCGCTACTAATCCAAAACTGATTTTGAACATAGTATTATGGCTTTGAAAACCTTGAGTCATAATTGAAACTATAGGAACTAATATAGTGAGACAATAAAAAGTAATATTAAACCAAAGTGGATATTGTAATTTTTTAATATTTGGCTTTTCTTTTTTACTCATATATACCTCCTATTCATTTATGACAATTTCACCATCATTCTCTGTAATAAGTTTAAGTAATTGTTCAATCTCTGCTTTTTGCTCTTCAGTCAATTTATTAGAAGCTGCTGTATAACTAAGTATCTGTAAAATCATTGCCATCATTCTAGTTTTAAGAGCATCTATCTTTGCATACTCTTTCATGAATTCTTCTTTCCACTTACTTAATGTCTCAGTAACTTGCTTACTTAAATTCACCTTTAAATCAGTAGGAATTTTAGCAGTTTTAAAAGCTTCTACAATTCCTTGCTGTGTTACTTCCAAATTTGCTTTAGTTTCTGCTTGAACTAATTTGAGCTTTTTGTTAGTTTTTACAATTTCAATAATCGCTTTAACTGAACCTGCAGTAGCTCCTGCCCCAATTAATGTTGATAAAATTAAACCTCCCCATTGTACAAACCATTCCATTATAAATTACCTCCTTCTTTAAGAATTTCAATGTCAGTTTTGAGCACATCTATTTGTCTATGCATGTCGTCTATTTGTTTCTGAAAAAGTAACATTTGTCGATTAAGTGCTTCTTCTATCATTTTTTGCACCTCGTATTCGTCAATCATAATAAATTCCTCCATTATTTTGAATTTTTCATTATTATCTTCATAGGCAGTCATTAGGATATATCTTCAAAATTTGATTATCAATCTTTTATAATTTATCGGGATATTTGAAATTGTCTCAAAGATATATCCTAAATTTGTCTATAGTAATAATCTAAGAAATCAAATAAGTCCATCCAGTTGGTAAATATATTAAGCTACCTTGCTTATTAAGCTGTAAAACATTACGAACAATATATTCGTCACCAATATTGGTTTTAGGAGCTGGAACTTTTATTAGATTAGAACCGATAGCCTTATATATTTGATTTTCTTCTAGCACTCCAATATTTTTTCCATTATAAGCCGACAATATATTATTAGCATCTTCTAAAGTTCTTACTAATACTGGCAATTGTATCCATTCTTCTTCTAATGGTACTAAATTGTTAAGAGCTTTAGAATAATAGTAAAACGACTTTTTACTATTAACATATACAATGTCTAAATCATTGAATGCTTCATTAACAGCTAGTTCTTCAATAACCCGAGAAATTGCTCCTTTGAGATGTCTAGGGTTGTTGTTAATAGATACTAATTCGTTTAGTGCTGTAACAAAACTATCTTTGTTATATGTTTTCAATGACTTAAGATTTCCAATTTGACTAACTAACTTTTCTAAAGCTTCCAATCTACTATTAATCTCTTCAATGTTTACTTCTTGGTTCCAATATAATGTAGTATAATCTTTAGCAATATAGCATTTACCATTATACAGAATAATAATATTCGTATCGCCAGATTTATCTCCACCTATTCTCAATCTAATTTGTTCAACTTTATAATTTCCAGACTTCGAATATACTTTAACATTAAAGGTATTTTCTTCATACTCATATATAGTATTCATGACCTTCTCCTTTTATATCAATTGTGTTATGGTATCAGTGATTGTTCCAACTGTTCCAGTGATATATCCCATTGTAGATGCATTAACTGCTTCAACTGTTATAGAACTTCCTGCCTTTGTTACATTTACATTAAATAGTAGTACGGTACTTGAGTCCGCTCCACCTTGTGGTACTGCGTTCGCTTGCAACCATGTAAGCAAGTCGCCACTTGGTGCTGTTTCAAATGTGATTGTGCGATATGCTGATGTGTCAGCACCTTTAGTATTCCAAATTAATGAATTTCCATCAAAGTCAGCAACGTGGTTCCAACCTGTTGTAATTGAATTGTATTGAATACCACTAGTATATTCAGTATTAGATATTGATATCGTGTCAAAATTCGTTCCAATATTTTCAGGGTCATTTTGAACACTAAACTTGATTGATGTTTCTATTCTAGTGGTAGGTGGAGTTGCGTTTGTATCATTAATTATCCAAGTAAGATCAGTATTTGGGTTTACTTCACTTTGTGGCACTGCGTTTGCTTGTAACCATGTGAGCAAGTCACCACTTGGTGCGGTTTCGAATGTGATAGTGCGATATGCTTGACTACCCCATCGTTCGGTTCCCTGATATATCTCATATACTTGGTCAAACATTCCATCTTCTTGGTGATATGCTATTAGAACGTCTGATGTGTCAGGAACTGCGTCGCCAGTTGGAGATAAAATAATAGTGTTATATCTAATAGCGTCAGAAGTAAATTTGACACTAAACATTTTATCAGGAATAGATGGTTTTTCATTTATCACCCAAGTCAATGCATCCGACCCACTATTCTTTCCAACTCCGCCAGAAAGCAAGAAGTTATCGTCTATTTCACTAGCACTAGTGATTTGCGTTCCAGTATTCGACAAATAATGATACACTACCGAACCATTGACTGTTTCTGAGTCTCCAACCGAGAATGAGTAAGGTATCACTAATTCGTGTTTATAAAGCTGTTGAATTGATGCTGGTTCTCTAACTTCCCAGTCTCTGGTATCTGTATTGATTGCCAAAACATAGTTGCCCTTTTCTGTTGCTGCTACGAAATACAAATTCGCACCAATAGTAGACTGTGCTGGGTTCGTAGGATACAACCCTTTATATGCGTATTTGTAAATAGGGTCGCCGTCTATACAATATACTTGTAAAATATCTGCAAGTTTTATGTTGTTTATTTGTTCTTCTGTAAATGTCCCTGACTTAATGCCGTCAGTATTCAATATATCTGTCACAGCATATATCTTTATACCGTCAGTTATATCTTCCCAAGATTTGCTGTCGTTTACGATATTAAGTTTATAAATATGACCTTTAGTATATACGCCATCGTCTAAACAAATGAATGTCTCACCTTCAGTAAATAATCTTTTAGCCGTTAACGCAAATTCCATTTGTGCATTAGTTATACCGGTATTAGGATAATCTGTAATATTATAACTCATATTTGTGTTAACTTCAGGCATTGCTTCGAAATCGTTTATATTAGTATCTCGTTGTCCTTGAGACCAAACCCGTTTATATTCTTTAGGCGCCTCTACTATGAAAGGCTCAGTAAATAGTGCATTATATTCTTCGTCAGTTACTGTTGATAATAAAGTACAATCTGATTTAATAGGTATTGTAGGTGGATCGATGCTTATTAATTGATTAGTATCAGTATTGAACCACCACCATCCTTCACTAACCGTTATACCGATAGGTGATGTAGTATCTTCATAAGCATACACTGTATATCTATGAGAGTCATCTGGACTATCTACCGCTAAAACAAATTTATCGGTTGTTATATTAGGTAAAGGTGCTTTAGTATAATTTACAGTCGAACCTTTCAAATTGTCAAGTAATATATTAGTCGCTGAAGTTAATTGAGTAAATTTAGACGGCTTTGACACAAAAGTATAATTTCCAGCTTGTATTTTTCTCATTATATCACCTCCTCTTCATATTTTTCAATTAAATGTTCGTCTGTATTATAGGTTGTTGTCATTATTCCTAATCCAGCTTTTTGAATTATATAGTTATTACCAAAATCAATAACTTCTATTATTTCAAATTCACCAGTTTTTTTATTAGTTAATTTAATCTTCATTTACCACCTCTCGATTATACCATTTTCCAATAAACCATAAATATACATGACTATTAGTCTTACTAACAATTGGTACTTGATTTTTCCATAAGTCCAGAGCTTCATAAGTATATTTACTTCTAAAAATATTATGCTTTGATGAAAACATAGCTCTATTATTAATATTTGACAAACAAATAACAGGAGATTTAGATAATTGATACATAGTATATTGTAAGTCTAAGTTCTTTTCTGAAGTTTTGCTCTCAATATCTATATCATATCCTTCACTAGTACATGATAATGGTGCTGCATAATATTTATTACCATCGTCTACTATACAATAACTACCATCGTAATTAGTTAATTGTTTATCCGGATAATCTAGTAAAGCAAAACTCGCCAGGCCGCTTATTTGTTTTGCAGCTATAAATATTTCATTTCCCCATTTGACTAAATTAATATCTTTTACAGATGAAGCAAATTTTGTCAGAATTCCGTCATATTTATACAATCCATATTTATACAATCCGCCAGAACCATTTTTGCTAGGAGATAAATACAAAATATCTTTATATATAATATTGACAGTATAAGAATAAGTATTAGACCAATCAGCAGTTTCATCACCTAATAAATAATCTAATCTCCACTCTTGTTCATTCAGTTTATATATAATGCTTGGCGTACCAGAACATAATAACTCGTTTTTATAATTTATAGCACTATACATGTATCTAAATAAATATTGAAAATAGTTCTGAGACTTAATTGGTGGTACTGTAATTTCATGATATTCGTGAGTACTAATATTAATAGTAAACATTTTAGGTAGTTCGTATGACCAAAACACATAGTTAGTTGGAGTTTTAGCAATACGAGTTGGAAACTGATTTGATGCAAAAGGTTCAGTAGATTCATATAATAATTCTAAAGTATCTAAATTAGTATTAATTTTATAAATAGATATTTTCTCGTTAGCGGTTTTAGTATTACAAAAGTATTCATTATCTAATTTATAATAAGTCATTGAAGTCGGCCAAGTTAATTGTGTCAGTGAATATCTGTTGTTTTCAAATTTTAATAAACATTTAGTATTAGCTAAAATTCCACTTTTTGTGTCTAGGCTCGGATAAACTAAAACTTGATTTGAATTATTAATAGCAACATTATTTGGTGGAGCTGCACCCATAGCTTTTGTAAAATCATAGCACCTTAACCAATTCCAGCTTCCTAAATAACCATTTAATATATCCTCGTATATATACCTTGTACTTTTTGTTATTCGATTGTATTCAGTTATTCCAACTTTAGATACTGATAAATAATTACCATTTCCATTATCTAAACAAAACCCATTTGTAATTGGACCACTACTTGAAACACTAAAATAATGTAAAGTATTATCGTCTAAATCAATTAAAACATCATACTTAGTAGAAGTCGGTATTATTAATGCATATTTAGTTTGATATAATGAATGAAGTGAAGTTGCAAAATGCCCAGATGTCATCGGTCCCATCTCTATAAATTCTTTAGTATTTAAATTATAACGAACTACTCCATGTGAGCCAATCAATAAAATAATATCAGGAGAAAATTGATAACCAACTACAACACTATTAAATTTTTGAAGCGTATAAACTAAATCAAATTTCTTAGTTTTATAATTAAATTCATAAATGTTTTTACCACCTAATGCCATCCAATGCAATTTATCTTCTGACATAAAACTATTAGTATAATTTTCCGGTAATTCAATCTCAACTATATAATCTTCTAAATTTTCACCTAGTATATGAGCCGGTGTGATAATTTTTCCATCTCTGTAAACTTTTCCCATATTACACCTCCTGCTCTATAGTACATGCTAAATATATTTCAGTAGGTGTTAATAAAACTCCATTATCTTGTAAACCTATTGCTTGTAATTTATCTTCATTATTTTTCTTAATTGTAGTATTATCTACCGAAATTTCTTGTGTATCAGGATGACTTGTTCCAACAAAATACATTTTAGGTTCGGCTACTAAGTCTTGAGTATACATGCTATATACTCCATTTAATTGACCTATCTCTATTCTGTTTCTAGCATTCGTAACGTCCTTAATATCAAGTATAGTTGTTCCATATCGCAATTTAGGATAGTTAGTAGTATTAGTCTCTGCAAACCCGAAACTGTATATTGTGTAAGCATCAATAGTCTTATAATATTCTTCAGCGCTTTGTGGAACATCATAGTACTCAATTCCATCTTCTAGTGAACGAGTACACAAGAACCATCGAGCATTTTGTTTCTGAGTTATATAGCCTGCTAATTTCTTAATATTACCGGCATTATCTTTTACATAAACTCCCATGCTTGCCTCCTTATTATATTATATTTTCATTTTGTTCTGATATAATACTAGTTGGGTCAATAAATGCCAAATTTCCAGCAGCATCAATACCTAATACTTTACTTGACTCCACTGGTAACAAGACTATATTATTATCAGCATCATAATAGAACAATTGCTTTTTATCTTGAGCCACCTCAAGCGGGTCATAAAGTATACCCGCTTTTTTGTTAGCTTTGGTGACTACAAGTTTGTCGACTTTTAGTAATGTGTTTTCGTCAACGAGAAGTGTATCTGGGTCATTTGCTTCGGCAATTATACCATTCTTATCTCTTACCATAAATACAATACCCCCTCTGAATAAACTCCTGGGTCACTATTGAGTCTACAGATTACTGTGCCGTTTAAGTTAGGTCCTGGCTCAGATGTATATGTCGTTACAGGAAGTGTACTTGGTGTAGATGGTGGAGTAATTAGAGTAGGTTCTCCGTCTGCATTAACTCCTACATACTTACCAACATCACTGGTATTCATAACCATAGTAGCTAATATACCATTCTCTCCTGTATAAAGTAATTTTCCAGGAGTCAAATTAGCTTCTTTAACACTACCATCATCACTTGCAACAATAGCACGTCCTGGTCTAGTAGTATTGAAGGTAGTAATAGTATTATTAGCACCTGATAACAATAATTTACCAGTATCAAGAATGTTAATTTCGTTGCCACTAGTTCTTAACAGATTATTAGGTAACAATGTCGACTCAGCTACTTTGTTATTATCTACAGTAATCAAGAAACGATTATTGTTTGTATTAGTTCTAGCTTTAATAGCTCCAAACCCGTCTGAAACAATAAGCTGTCCTTCAACTGAAGAAACATTAAAGTCTTCAAGAATATTTGTTCCTGCTCCAACTTTAACCATTGAGCCTTGAGTCAATAATTTTCTGCTCTTATCTTTAGCGGTTGAAACAACTGAGTCTTTATGAATTCCTGTAATAGTATAATGAGGTCCTAGGGTGTCTGTATAACCATACAGAATACAGTCGTCTTTTAAACTTTTATTTTGACATAACCATCCACTACCTCCATACATACTCAAAGCAGGAGCGATAGTATCTCTCGACGAAAGAAGGTTCATTGTTTCAGCTTTATATCTATTACCCTCTTTTTTCAATGTCCATAATAAACCATTATATGGAATGTCTCTAGATATAGTAACAAATTTTTCAGTAGGGTCCATTGGGTCAATTGTGATACCTTGGTCGTCTAACATAGCTTTTGTAATAAAACCATCTACAACTGCATCTTCGCCATCGTCAACCATCATAATAGTATTATTAGGTATGCTATCTTTTTGAGCTAAGAAGTCTTCATTAGTACCTCTCCAGTAAGACTCACTAGATGCCTCTGTATCAACAAATGATGTTTGGCCATTTCTGTTATGAATAGTTTTAGCTTTTCTAACATATGGAATATTTACTTTACGATTTAAGTCTCCTTCTGCGTCTCCTAGGTGGAATACAAAGTCAGATACTCCATTGTCGAATTCACTAGTAATAGTAACGTTAGTAGCTATAAAATCTGTTTTGCTTAGTCTAGTAGTATCAGTTGGATGAACGTGGTCTGATTGTGCCCACATACCGGACCTACCTGCAGAAGCTACTCCGTCTGGCTTAAATACTTGCGCGTTGGTTTCCATGTAGTCTATAACAGATAAAACATCAATATAAGTATCATACCATTCATATCCAGTATCGGTTGGTCTGACTGCCCAATAGCTTCGGCTTTCTAAAACAAATGCTGTAGAGCCAAATACTAATTGACTTGCTGGATAAGCTAGCTCTAATTCTTTAACCGTTTGAAAGTACCCTAAGAATAATTTCAAACTATGAATACTATCCCAAATAGATTGGTCTTCAGCATCTAGCTTTGTTAACCATTTTTGAGGAGTATTCTTATCTGCAGTAGGTGGTGCCCAGTCAGCAAACAAATTATTCCAAGTCGGTCTATCTAAGAATTTAGTCTCTAAATTAGTTTTCATAGTTTGACCAAAATCTTCATAAACGTAGTCTGCGAATGCTTTATTAGCAACATTACTTAAGCCTACTGAGTCTTTAGTTAATTTAAGCTTTGGAAACCCATTTTCGTCAACTTTTGCATATCCATCATTTTCAACATAATCTGCATAATCTGTGAAACCGCTACTTGCGTCTGCTCCATATGTTGGTTTAACTTTATAAGTCTGTCTAATTTTAGCAAAATCAACTTCTAATAGTCCATTATCAGTATACTTTAAGTATCCTTCTGAATTTTCGCCAATTTTTACAAGTCCATAACCGTTAGTTCTTGAAGTTCCACTTTTATCATGTGCATATGGCCATCTTATTGAAACTACTCCATTAACTCGTTGAAAGTCATTCTTATCAACTTGGATGAGCGATGGTTGTTCAAGAGGGTTGTTTCGTTTAAGTTTATATTTAGCAAATTGAGTATTTGGGTCAACTGAACTTTCAAAGTCGCTTACATTATCAAGCATTACTAAATCTGGTCTAACAAATGCATTACGATTTTTACGATTAAGTTTAACTTCAGCTGTAGAACTCTTATAACTAACTCCTGTAGCAGGATTAGTTATTGAAACTTCATTACCAGTATGTTCAAACTCGTCTGACAATAATTTATTTCTACTAATAGTATCTAGTGGGTCAGACAATTGTTCAATTTGCATACTCATTGGCCAAGTTAAAGTTACGTGTCCAGCATTAATATTAAAGTCTCGCTCTTCAAATGATGCTATACCTGGAGTATCTTTAGTTGCTCTAGGCACATAAACATAAATTCGCTCTTCTGGCAGAACTTTAGGTGTTACTGGCCTAATTGGCTGTTGAAATATATTTGCCATTTACTTTCCTCCTTTTATATAATTGTCCTTAAGTTGTTAAATACTTCTAGTTTAGTCGGTGTAAGTACCGGTTCAGGTGACTCAATATATCCTAATGGTGAGTCTACGTCAATATCTGGTTGCAACTCTTTAGGCCAATTTGCTTTAACATAAGCATATTGTGCTTCAATTGTAGCAGGCCAATTTTCAGGTTTTCCGTGTGCAATATAAATCTCGTTAAGTCTATCCGCCATCAGTTGTCCGCCTACTATTGTTATTTGATATAAATAGTTTTGACTACCCCATTCACTAGTATCTTTAGACAAGAAATTATAGCGAACTCTAGGAAAATAATCGTCTTCAGTAACAATATCAACTCTTTTGATAACGTTTCCACTTGGACCATAATTCGTATATTGAAAATAGTAATAATACCATTTTTTGTGTCCTAGCTCTGGAATAATCTCGTCGTTTGTAAGTGTATAGCGATATAACTTATTATGTCGTATATTATTTACAATTGGCTCTTGACCAACTCTAGGTTGGCTTGGCAATGAAGCTAAACCTTCATACTCACCGTCGTCTTCAGGAGTAGTTTGAAAGAACCTAGGAACATATCCAACGCTATTCGAATTGTCTGAAATCTCACACCACCATGATTTAACATAGCGAAGGTTCTTTTCATATTTAGTACTAGCAATCGTTATAACAAAGAATGGGTTATTAATCATATTGCTGATTAAGTATGGAACATATTCCACATTACTTCCAGACAATAAAATGTCTAAGTTCCAGTCTTCGCCTTGCTGTACTTGTCTTTCATTTCCATAACTTTCCATCTTACCCTCCCGTAGTTATTATAATGTTTTGTGGAATATGAGGTGTTGATGCATAACTTGACCCTATATCTAACTCAAAGATAAAATCATAAACAAACTCATCTCCAGTTATTGGTTCAACAAAATCAATTTTGATAGTATCATAAGGTTTTGCTGACATTTCAGTATTAACCCAAGACCCAGCTATTACTCCATAAAAATTGAATGCTCCATTTAACATTGTTTTATCAACAGTTAAGTTATCAGGGAATAGCCGTACTTCATTTTGTTTGTCTCTGCTTATTAAACGAACATTTGAAATTCTGCCGGTATTTGTACCAGATACACAATCTTTAATTATTCCACCGCCCATTAAACAAGTCATTGTAGCACCTAAATATGCTTCACGTAAATGAATAGTAATAGAATTAATTGTATTTCCAGTATTAGCACTACTTAATCTAAACCCGGTAGGAACACCGATATTAAACTTGTTAATTGTTTCAAATGGTATTTGAGTCGTTCCATCATTAATAGTAATATAGAAATTTGGAATAAACGGTATTTGTCCAATTGCTCTATTTGTTAACATAACAAAATTACCATTTGCATCAGTACCTAAAACTTTATAAGGTCCAACATTCAACGGCATATTAGCAATAGTGCCATCTACATTTAGATAAGGTAAGCATTTAGCATTAGTATTAGGATTGTAGGTTTTAACACCTTTATTTCCTGAACCTAACAAAAGTTTATTTCCTTGAAGAGTACCTGTAGCAACTACAGTATTAGGGTCATTAACTTCACCGTATATTTTGTTTTTATCTCTTATCATGATTTCGCCTCCTGTTTAGGTTTTGCTGTGCCGCCTTGCATTCCGCCTTGAGCTGTAGCTTGTGTAGTTGTTTCTCCAGCGCCTGACTGTGCTCTATTCTTATTATTTGTCTTTTCAACATTAGCCGAATGTGTTGCTCCATTGCCTTCTCTGCCAGCATTAGGTCTAGCACCACCTTGTTGTCCTTGAGTTTGCTGTCCCATCTGACTCATTAACGGGTTATTCATTAATGGGTTCTGAGCACCTGCTCTGCCTCCAGTAAGTCCCGCCATTTGTTGTTGGTCTTGTATAAAGGACAAAGCTAATTGAACTGCTTCAGGGTTCTCAGCAAGTACTTTCTCAACATCACTAGGCAATTTCTTTCCTGCTTGTTCTAAGAATGCTAATGCAAATTTTGCTAATGGATAGCCGCATTGGTCTTTCATTTGCCAATACATCTTCAATGCTCTATTTGGGTCTATAGTTGTTCCCATTGTTCCATTCAAGAAGTCATTGTCAATGAGTTGCCACATTGCTGCTCTATCTTGTGTAATCTCAGTAGCTGTATCTACACTCCAAGCATAGTCGTCTCTATAATACAGATTGCCATATTCGTCTTTAGTCAAGAACATATATTTTGACCATACTTCTTCAGTTTGACTGCCATCTGGAAGCAGACTAACAAATGAACGTTCTTCGTCGCAATATGCTAACAAATTCTTGAATATTAACTCATAGACTCCAGCAAATGCTAAATTTCTCAATGTATCAGGTGCATAGTTTCTTTGTGCTGATGCAGCCATCTGTAATTGCTTTGCTTTACCTGACCTAGCACTTGGGTCATTCTTGCCTTGGTCCGTATCAGTAATACCAACAGTAGATTTCGCAATTTCATAAAGCATCTGTGCCTGTGTTATTTCTTCTGTAATATCTGACATAACTTGCTTAACTTGTATTGCTTGGCCTTCTTGAGGTGACTCTACTTCAACATACTCTAACTCAGCATCTTTAGACTCAATGTTCGTGTCTTTCATTTTAGTAACATACGTTTTACTACGAGCACTTTTCTTCTCAGCTTTGTTTAACAATTTATTAATTAAGTCTTGGTCTTCTAGTATCGTTTCAACTTCGCTTATACCATATATACTTCTTGGCACATTTACTCTTCTATAAGGCACAAACGGCAATTGTCTGATAAGATAGTGAGGAACAGTTGCTCCAGCTGGTATGCTACCTTGTTTATCAATTATATTCTTGTCGTCTTCTATATTTTGTGATTGGCCAGTTCTATACGGATTGGTAATAAATACTAGCTCTTCTTTAAGTTTCTCTTCTTTAACAGATACATACTTTAAGTCACGACTGCCACATACTGGACACGAGTCTTCTATAGGTACTACTGCCCCGCATTTCATGCACTCGCGTCTTTTTCTAATGCCCCACTCTAAATCATTACAGATAACTTGATTAGTCTCTTCACACCATGAGAACTTACCTACGTATCTATCTTCATTCAAAAAGTAACAATTAACAACAGGAATTATGTCATTTTCGTTAGGACTTCTAAGTTCACGATTATACATGTCAATTGCTTGTGCAACTGTCATGCACGTTTCTTCGAAAATATACTCTAGTTGTTTATAATTCTTTACTCCAGGCTGAGGAAATACTGTATCTATTGGACAAACTGAAACAACAGGATTGCCTGAACGCTCATGTGTATTATCGAATGGGTTCCACATAACTTTAAACCAAACCATAGAGTCAATTAAAACATCATGTTCAGCTTCGTCATTAACTTCCTCAGACAGCATTTTGTCCATCTCGTGCCGAATAAGCGTCTCAGTTGCATTTATCGGTGTCAAGTCAGCGTGGTATCTAGGCGACATCTTAGGAGCAGGTATCTTTGAATTAACCTTTCCGCTAACTAACTCAAATGCTAATTTTCTTATAGCTTTCATTTGCTTTTCGCTAATCGTGCCATCGTCGTTCAGCACATTGAATTTGCCTTCATATGCATCACGCCATATTTTTACCATTTTTGAGTTTGCTCTAGATTTCTCATATTCCGCTTTAGCTATATAGTATTTAGTTCGCCATAGTTCTAGAAGAGCTGTCTCTTCTTCTGTATTTTCATAAGTAGGCTTATTTCGTAAATTCAGGTACGTTAAAACTCGACTGTCTTTTACGCTTGGATGCACTAGCTTAGAATTTTCATTGTTATCCATTTTAACCTCCTTAATGTAAATTTTTCCACTCCATAGGTGCGCCATGCATCTTTATGAAGAGGTCTTTGTCTTCTCGACTTTTTAGTGCTTTATAATCGTCCCACATCTCAGGCCACCAATTCGAATATCTAACAAAACGTTGCACTCTTTTCTCAGCTTTCTCTTCTCCAGTTAACAAAGGTATGTTCTTATTAACTGCTTGCGTAAATGAGTCAACCATATCGTCGTTAGCTCCATACGGAAATGTTCCAAGCTCCTGCTTAAAACAATTAGTATAGCTAAGGTCGCCTTCTTCCCACTCAAAGTCATCGGGTGAACTGAAGCGGTCAGCGTCCTTTTCACATGGTATGAAGCAATGTCCTTCTCTCTGAAATGGTGCCGCAGTCTGGGCTCTTGAATATTTGCCGCCCTCAGGTTGTAACGGATACACGCTCGGGAAATCGTGTTCGTCTATACCTAGTTTTCTGCGCCACTTCTTTAGGACAGACACTATACCCGGACCGTTTGCTTTGTCTTCGATATAAATAATGTCAATCTCGGGAAACATTTTGCAAACCTTAATTATCTTATCTAATGTATCGGGTAAGTCCATATGTTTACGGACCAAATATCTAAGATAAAGGTTGCCTTGCTTTATACCGCCGACTTCCATAGCAACAAAGTCATTTTCTTTGTTATCCTTAAACGTAGCATCAATAGACAAATATATTCTGTCAAATTTATCGGGATGCCAGCCTTTGTCTATCTCATACTCTTCCCAGTTCTCGGTCTTAAATAGGTTGCCGAGCTCATCACTCGGTTCTCCTTGATACAATGCGTTGAAAACGTGTGCGCCTTGTGATGCTAAATACTTCTCCATAGTGTTTATTGCCCATGCACCATCTAGTCCCATCTCCGGACAAATTCCTTCACCTGGTACTCTACACAATGGGTCGTTGTGCTGATTTTTCTCAGTGCAAAGAGCAGCGTAATTGTAGTCTCCAATAATTGCTTTCTTTCGATGTCTACGTAACCAACCAATCAAATCATTTGGCACCCATCTAGTACACATAACAATACATATTGAGCCTGGATTGGCTTGTAGACGAGTCTCAACTGCAGATTGGTAATATTCAATATTGTCTGATACTTTAATCTCTGAGTCAGCATCCTTCATGTTCTTTATCGGGTCATCGATAACAACAATATTACCAGTTTTACCAGTCAGAGGACCACCCATACCGGCAGTATTCATAGCGCCGTTAGCAGATACCCACATCTGATTAGCTAGGTCCATAACCATGGTTTCCCATGCTTCAGTAGACTGGACTTTATCGTGTATTTTTACTTTGCCATGCGACAAGATTGGTGCGAACTCTGTGAATTTGTCACGGTTCCTACGACCAAATCTAGAAGCAAACGTTGACTCATAACCTATTGTCAGAATATTAAGTCTCGGGTTCTTAATCAGTGCCCATGACTGAAACGACTCTGTAATAGTCAGCGATTTTCCTGTCTGTGGACTAGCTGATAACAAGATAAGACCATACGCTTCTCCAGGGTTCGGCCCTTTCTCATAATCTCGCTGTAAATTAGCAGCAAGTGAATAATGATAAGGCGTCATTTGGTAGCCGTAATTAGCAATCTGTAAGTATGCAGGATAAGACTTCAAGCACTTGCGGATAATTATTTCTCCATCTAGGCTATTCCAGTTCACTTTGCCGTCTCTGAACATTTTAACTTCAGCAGGCGTCAGTATCGGATAGCCAAATTCTTTCTGTAAATCCGCTAGAGTTTTCATAGTCTACTCCTTTTATTCTGCGTTATTCGACTTTTGTTTATCTCTATGCTCTTGCAGTATAGCAAGTTCTTCATCACTAAGTTCTTCAAATGGACTCTTATTAACAGTAAGTTCTTCTTTTACTTTTCCAGCCGTTCGGTCTAACAATACATTAAATGTTGCATCGCTAAATCTAGCTCTTAGTATGTTGCTTTCAACAATTAATTCAGCTTGCATTGGTTCACGACTTAAACCACTTTCTGCCAAGCGAGCTTTCACATTAAGATATGCCATCTCGTCTAGCTGACTTTGGAAAGTTGGCTCTCCAGTCTTAGGGTCATAACTAACAGGTAATGGTTTAGCGCT